GTGTTTTGCGAACTCATAGAACTCCGTCGCGCCGGCCTCCGCCTGGCGCCCAAGGACTGGCCCGAGCCCGTCCGGGGCGATCTGCGCGTCGAGTACGAAAACGGCAAGACAAACAACAGCCGCCGCAACATGCGTGTTGCCACTGTCTGGGTCAACTGGAGCTGCTCCCATGTAATCCCGGGGCCTCGCTTGGCAGAGCCGGTGCTGCTTGACGTCCTGGGGGACGCGATGCTGTGGCGCGGCCATGTCTGCGCGCGCACAGCCGACGGCATCTGCGAATACGAGCAGATGTGGCTCATCCGCCCCATTGCCTCCCTCGACGCCGCGCCGCTGAAGAAATTCGATGCCGCCCGTTTCACTCCGAAGCTACCCGAGACACTGCCTCCTCGTTCCGAGACGCCTAGCGTTGCAAGGCAGTGGCATGCAGAGCAAGGGCGCGAGATGCCCTTCACGCGTTAACAGGAGACAGTCATGCACCCGCCGCTGATCTATCCAACCATCTTGCGCATGCACCCCTGGTTCGGCCAGCCCGAAGAGGAGTTGCTGCCAGGCCGCCCAGAGGACTACCGAGTCGAGCAGCAGGCGGAGGACTGGTTCGTGGTGCGCGACCCCTGCGGCAGGATCGTGCACAGCGGACTCGGGCCTGTACAGATCCTCCCCGTCCGCCATGGCTGACAGCCTGACCTGGGGCGGCCAGCCGACGGCGCCTGGCTGGTATGCCGTGGTCGTGGACTACGGTCGCCTACCCTTCCCTGCTGCGAGGCGATGGACCGGCACCCTCTGGGATGACGAGCGCGGCATCAAGGCCTTCGACGGGCCGCACGAATCGGCCGCCGAGGCGCTGGAGTGGGCTATGGAGCGCTGCCCGGAGGATTGAGCACGGCACAATGCCGCCCATGCCAATCGATCCGACACACCCCAAACACACAGTCCACCAGCGCGTCGTTGCTGGTTTTGCCGGCCACTGGAAGGCTCACGGCAGCGACAAGTATCCCCAGCGGTTCAGGTTGCCGCCCGAGGAGCTCTACCATCTCGACCACGTCATGCACAAAGGCGAGCATCCAGGGATCATGTGGGGCGTGCCACTCGATGCCGACCCCACAACCCGAGGCGAGATGGTTGCAATCGACGGCACTGTCGTGTCGATAGCGCCGGCTGACCCTGCGCCTGCGGCTTAGGCTCCAACCGGACGATTGCTCAACGGCCAGGGGTCCACCAGCCCGATGATCTTGCCCATCGCCTCGTGCGCCGTGCCACCGTCGGGCGGCAGGTAGTGCTGCACCACAGAAAGCACCTCGCCCAGCACCCGCTCCGCCTTGCTGGGGTCGTTGATGCCCGCCAGCTTGTCGCGCAGCCGGAAGCCCAGCAGCGGCCAGATCTTCTGCACTGCGTTCTCGCGCGCGATGCGGCGGCCGATGGCGGCGTCGAAGTTCTCGGGGGACGCGCAGGCCGACTCGCCTGTGACGGTGAAGCCGTTGCGCAGCTCCAAAACACAGAACGTCAGCAAATTGAGAGGGCTTTGCGCCGACTCGGCGTACTGGAAGCCGTGGTTCTTGTGCGAGTGGCCATGCCGGCCTTCGGCAGCAGTGAAGTAGGTCTCCTCCACGATCTCCCGCTGGATGTCATCCGGCGTGACGCGCGGCGCGGTCTTGCCCTTGGCCTGGATCTCGGCCTCGATGGACTGTTCGGTCGGAGAGAGGTCGGGCAGAGGGCCTGGGCCGGTGGCTGTTGTGCCGTCGCCGTAGGCCTTGGATTCGATAGCGCCTGGCGCGGCTTCGGCCTTCGCCACCTGGCCCTTCTGGTACGGCATCCATTCGCACACCATGTATTCATCGTCGCTCGGCTCCCATTGACCGGCCAGAAGCGGTACGCTCGGCACCATATGCGTCCGGCCAACGTGGTCACACACGGCCAGATTCACCATATGGTCGTGGTGAACATAGACGATGCCGGCGTCCATCGGCTGGCCAGACCCCAGTTGCGTCACGGTTGGGTTGCGCTCCAGAAACTGAACACTCGGGCGGAACCAGACACGGCGGCCGATTGTGGGTTTGATGGGAGAGGTGTTCATGGATTGCCTTCTGCGGTGGTGCCTGCGGCCGGCAGGCTCGGTATCACGGGCCAGGCGGCGCCGAGGGTTTGGACATCAGCTGCGTGGCCTGCAGCCTTTGCTGCCATGTCCCCATACGCTGCGCGGCAGTCTTCAAATACGACTCCGAGGGCAGTGGCGTACTCAATGACGGCAGCGGGGGGAGCGCTGGCAAGTCGGCGGGCGGCATCTGCGGACTGCTCGCGCAGGCCGTCAGCAACAGCGAGCAGCTGGTCACGATCACGGCGCAGCAGCGCCTCGCGGTCACGGGCGGCATTGAGGGCTCCTTGGTATTTGGTGGCCACGGCCTTCTCGGCCTGGCGCACGCGGGCGTCTGCCGCGCGCTGTGCGGTGCTGGTGGCCAACTGCTGGGTAGTGGTTTCCAGCCGGGCCTCGGCCAGCTCGACGCCCAGGCGCGCGCCCTGGAACTGCCATGCCAACGCGGCGGCCACGGCGGCGGCGCCCAGGTGGGTGTAGAGCGCGGGGATCACCGCCCGCCCCTCCACCAGTACCACCACATTGCGATCCAGATCGGGCTCACGGCTGGGCCTCCATACACGCGGCGTGCCGCGCCTGTTGACGGGTCCAGACGCCGCGGCAAACCTTGTTGCCGGGCGTGCTGCAGTCGTAACGCCAGCGCTTCGGGCGGCCTGCCGCGCCCCACTGGTAGGCGCTGTAGCCCTGCAGCGGCTGGGCGCTGGTCATGTAGCGATAGGCCAGGTAAGCGTTGCAGGCCCCGGCATAGTCCCCAGCCCGTGTGCGCGCCAGCATCGAGGAGCCGCGCCATGCGCCGCAGCCGTACTGGCCCGCGAAGTCCACGGCCTGGGCAAACTCGGTCGAGTGCACCAGCGCGTCGCCCAGAGAATCGCGCACACAGGACCCGTACTGCTGCTCCAGCAGGTTCGCGGCCAGGTCGCGGGCGCGCTCCCTGGTGATGGGCGGATCTGCCATGGTCACGCGCGTGCCGTCCTCGTAGCGCGTGGCACCGTGGCCGATGGTGGGAACATCGCCGCGAACCGGGATGATCGGATCTGCGCTGAAGCCTTCTGCGGCAATCCAGGCCGCGAGAATGGCCGCGCCAACGCCCAGGCCTGCCGCTGGCATGCGGGCCGTGCTCATGGCGCACCCCAGTCGGTTTCAGGCTCCGGCTTCAGCCCGGCCAGGCGCGCGAGGCGCTGCCGCTGCTGGGCACGCTGATAGTCCTGGCGCCACTTCCAGACCAGATAGCCGGCCTGCAGCGCAATGAAGGCCAGGGACGCGACGACGAGCCAGTCGCTCAACGGCAGGCCCCAGACCTTGAACACCCCGGTCGCGGCGGCGCCCGGCGTGGCCTGCATGATGGCGCCGGCAATGTCCTGCCGCTGCTCTGCGCTCAGGTGCTGGTGGATGCCCATCAGCGCGAGCAGGGATACGAGGTATTTCTTCATGGCCCCGATGATTCCGGGGCCGGGCCGCGCTGGCGAACCCTACACGGGGGCCGCAGGCCAGCCGGCCGCGACATCGATCTGTGACAGCGCCAGGGCGTCGTCGGCCACAGCGTCGATCTGGTCCTCGATGCGCTGGCGCGTGCCCGTCAGCAGGCCGTGCACTTGGCGGTATGCGTCATCCTTGGCCCGGATACGCTCAGCCAGCACCAGGCGGTCGAGACCGCGCGCCAGCGCTGCAGCGTCGATCCATGGCGAGGCTGCAGCGGGGTCAGCCTCCAGCGCCCTCGCCTCTTCCGTCTGGACGGGCCAGCTTTCTCGCTCGCTCAGCGGGTAGCCTGCGGCAATGACTTGCATGCGGCGCCGGTACTCAGCAGCCAAGGCTTGGCGTAGCCCGGCAGCGATCTCAGCAGCAGGCCGCAGTTCGGCAGGTAGCGGCACGCCGCCGGCTGCGAGCCACGCGCGATACTCGACGGCATCGGGATTGGACGGCAGGCCTGGAGCATCGATCAATGGGATGGTTGCTCGCACGCCGTCGCTCCAGCGGAATACGTGCCCCGTTTCGCTCGAAAGCTGGTAGCTGATCATGCGTATTCACCCCCGCCGGTTCTAGTCCCCGCTGCATTGCCAGGTAGGAAGCTGTCCCCCGCGCCATTCACGTTGATCATCGAATTGCCTGCTGTGGTGAACCGTGAGCCGGTTGCGGAACCTGTGAACGTAGGGAGCACTACACGCGCGTAGCTCAGCGAGCCAGCGTAGATAAATGCGGCCGCAAAGGATCGAGAGCCAGTAAGAGTGAACGCCACAAGTGTGGTGTCGAGGAAGCCGTTATCGAGGTTTGCAAAGGATGGGGCGTTGCCAATAATTTGCGCCGTGCCCGTGATGACGACTTGCCCCCGGAGCAGTGCAGCCACATGCGCGAAGGCGCACACCCCATAGATGTTGTCGGTACCGGTGATGTACGCACCATTTGTGGCGACCAGCGCAGAAACAGATGACGATTGAAGCTGACATTTCGAGACCGTCACGTCAGTGCCTGCACCGGAGGACGTGATGCAGCTTGCAGATGTCGATATGACGACGTTGCTTGGACTCGACGCGTTCCCGACAATCGACACCCTACCGTTCAATGTTTTGGTGAATACGGCAGAGTCAGTGTAAGTGCCGTCAGCGAGTTGCACGGTGATTGTGTATCCGCCGAAATCTATAGGCACAACAATTTCAGCAACTCGCTGAAGAGTTTTAAATGCCCCGCCCGCAGTATTGCTCAGCCCGGTGTTGCTGTCGCTGCCATCTGTGCGGACGTAGTAGGTGCGCGCGGCGGTGAGCAGCTCGCGCACGCCGGGCAGCGTGTCGCCCGTGGGTAGCTCGCGGATGCTGCCGCTGACGTTGACCAGGGGACGCCGAGAAGCCATGGCGGATCAGGCCAGCACTACGGGCACGCCGCCCTCGAAGTTCACGGCGGTGGTGCTCACGGCCACGCCCAAGCGCTGCACCACGTTGCCCGATGCGCTGGGTGCCGTGGCGCCGCCCGTGCCCGCAGTGGTCTGCAGGAATACAGGCCCAGGGGTCTGGGCGGTGACCTGGGTGTTCGTGCCCTCGAAGTACACCGTAGCGTTGGCGCCACTGGTGACGGCCGCCAGCACGAAGCCATGCGCCTCCTTGCCGGACGTTGTGGCGTCGGCCTTGCGGACCTTGGCGCCCGTGCTGTTCCACACATTGACCCAGTCGCCGGCCGCGAGCGCCTCGCTGGCTGCGATGACGGCGGTGTCGGCGCCAATTCCCACGGGCATCATGCTGTTGTCGATGCGGCCCGAATCGTCCAGGGCCACGATGTCGCCCGCATTGGCCGCGCCGGCCGAGGTCTGGATGCCCAGCACCTCGGTGACCAAGTTGTTGACGAGGCGGAGAAATTTCTTGGCAGCCATGGCGGCCTCCTATGCAAGGGTGATTGGTGGGTTGATGTCGATGAGGACGCGGGTGGAAGACAGGGCCTGGCCGATGACCTGGGCGAACAGCGCACCGGTGGGCGGTGCCTGGGCAAGCTGACCGGACAGCCCGACCAGCACCGGGCCGGGCGCCCAGGTCCAGCCGCTGTGCTCCAGCACAAAGCCGGTCTGCACCACGGCGTCGTCGCCGGGGCTGTAGGCGTCGGCCACCACGCCCAACACAGCGCCACGGTGCGCGGGGTTGGTGGAGTCAGCTGCGACCAGTTCGCCCGCGCTATCGCAGGCCACAACGCTGTGGCCGCTGATGGGCACAGGGCCGACCTTGACAATGGTGGCTCCGCCGGGCGGCCCTGGCTGACCTTGGCGGCCAGGAGGCCCCTGCTCCGCCACAGCCAGGATCTCGATCTCCTCGACCTGCTCGACCAGCACCGAGTCCTGGGCCTGCTCGGCCAGGATCTCGATCTCGTGCACGACCAGCACGTCAGTCACGGGTGACCTCCGGGCTCACGCAGCAGGAGCCTTGGGCCAGGCGCGTGACCTCGCCGCCGGGGTGGACGATTTCCAGATCGAACACCCCGCCGGTCCAGGCGATGGCCGCCGTGGCGCCCGCATCGACCAACAGATCCGCTGTGCCGGCAGGGCCACCAAGGGCGATCCGGCCGTTCTCGGTGGTCAGCTCCAGCAGCGCGGCCGTGGACTCGACTTCTTCGCGCACCTGCATGCGGGCTGTGCAGCCCGTCAGGTCGATGGGGGTCTTGTCGGGGTTGAGCCAACGCACGCGCCGCCGGAACGTGGCGCCCTGGTAGATCGTGAAGTTGAGCTTGGCCGGCTTGGTCATGCCCTGCAGTGTTCCCGGCAGGGCCGCCGGGAGCGAACCCTAGCCGGGGGCGCGGCCCAGTGAATCACGGATTCAGGATCGAATCCCAGTCCGTCACATCCCGCTCGCTGCCGCTGTAGCTGCCGCTGGCGCGCACCTGGTTGTTAAGCGTGGTGATCATGTTGCCCAGGAAGTCCACGATCTCCTGGCCGTTGACCATCTTGAGCTTGGCCACGTCAACAGCCACGTCGCTGATCTGCAGGGCGTCGGCCGTGCTCTTGTAGTGCCGCTGGGCTGCTTCCTGGGCCAATTGCGCCAGTCGGGCGTTGAACTGGGCGGGCAGCGCGTAGCTGCGGTTGTAGCTGTCGATCACGGCGTCCTGATCGCTGATCCACAGGCCCCTGGCGCGCAGCTTGTCGCGGAAGGCCTGGGCGGTCTGCTGGTGCAGCTGCTTGATGCGGTCCATGCGCTGGTCAAGTTCGGCGCGCACCAGGCGCATCTTGGTCTCGCGCTCTTCGCGCAGGCGCGCGGCGTGCACTGCGGCGATGGCATCGGCTGCTGCCCGGGTGCTTTCGGCGTGCAGCCGCGCGATGGCGTTGTGCGTGGCGCCCGGGGCGAAGCGGTGGCCGCTGGCGGCGGCGGCATCCAGCAGATCCCGCTCCCCGGCCCAGGCGTCCTTGCGCGCCAGCGCGAAAGCGGTGTCGCCGGCCACGCGGTCCACGCTCTCGATGTAGGTAGTGCCCACCGCAGAGGATAGGGCCGACTGGATCCAGGCGTCCGCATCGGCGCCAGCGTCCAGCAGCCCCGGGAACAGGTCGTTGACCACGCTGCTGTAGCCCGTGAAGAACGTACCCACGGCCTGCTCGACGACCAACGGCAGCTGGCCCACGGCCGGGCCTGAGGCACCGACCGAGGCCGGGCCCAGGGCCGTCAGCACGGCCGATAGGCTGTTGCTGTGCTTAGCCTTGGCGACCTCGGGTTCGCCCGGGATGCCATCGATGATCTGGGTGATGGCCGGGCCGATCTTGGACTGCATCCGGCCTTCGGCGTCCGTGATCATCTTGCCGATCTTGTCGATGGCGGTGTAGACGATGGCGGCCGACAGGCCCTGCATTGCGATGCCGGTGGTGGCCATGCTTACTCCTCGGCGTTCACGGTGTTGGATTCGGTGGCCTGCGAGTTCACCGAAACGCCGGCACTGTTGAGCGCCGATGCGGAGCCGGTGGACAGGCGGCGCAGGCGCTTGACCTGCTGCTCGACGTTCAGGCCGATGACTTCCAGCGCGCGGTCGTTCATGGCCTTGACGGTGCGCTGCGAGGCCGCGCTGCCGTCCTGGTTGGCCAGGACCTGGGCGTCCCAGCGCTGCAGCTCGGCGCTGGCCACCTGCATCTGGGCAGCGAGGGCCTGGTCGTCGCGGCGCACGCGCGTCAGGTACTCGTTGTTGCGGCCGAACACGTCGTACATGATGTTCATGCGCCCGAACACGAAGTCCATGGCCGTGTCCAGCGCGGCATTGCGCAGGCGCGCCAGCTCGGTGACGGCGTCCACCAGCAGGCGGCGGCGCTCGGCTTCGCGGTCGGCTGTCATCTGGGCGGCCAGCCGGCCCTGGTACAGGTCCACCACGCCGCCGGCCACGGCCTGCAGCGCTTGGGCCGCGCCGGCCGGCACGGGCAGCCCGCGCTGGTTGAGTCCTCCCAGCACCTGCAGGCCCTGCTGCCGGGCCTGGGCTATCCGGTGGTCCTGGCCGACATAGCCCAGGCCGTCCTGGCCGTGCATGGTGGCGCGCAGCCAGTCCACGGCATTGCGCCAGCCCGGGCCCACGGGCGCCACGATGTCCATCACGCCCTGGAACTCCACGGCCCATTCGTCGGCCACCTGATCCAGCTGCCGGGCCAGGGCCTTGTCGTGCTGGGCCACCCAGCTGCCAGCGGAAGCGGGATTGAACCCACTGCTGTACTGGGGCAGCCGGTAGGCGCCATCAGTACGGGCGGGCGTGAAGGATGCCACGGGCGACTCGATGGCCTGGGCTTCGCCGTACTTCTGCAGCGCAATGCCCCAGGCACGGCCCAGCAGCTCGTCAAACAAAATCGCTGATGGCAGCGCGCGTCCATTGGCCATGGTCAGCCCCTCCCGATCCGGCGCTGGCCCGCGACCACGCCGAAAACAATGTTGTCCAGTTCGGCGGCGCCCTCGCCCAACAAGTCGAAGGTGAAGTAGTTGGCAGCCAGGCCCCGACCCGGATCGAAGCGCTGCACACGCTGCGCCGCATCCACGCGCCGCGCGCGGTAGGTGTAGGTCTGCTGGCCGTCGCCGACGCGCAAATACAGCTGGCCCGTGGCCGAGACGCCGGCATGGACCGACTCCAGCCGCTTGATGGCCTGGCTGCCGAAGTCGTGCTTGCCCAGGCCCGCACCCCATTCGATGGGCAGGCCAGCATCGGTGGTGCCGCCCAGGCTGTAGACGCCATCGGCACGCACGCCGAACGGCCGGCCGCCCACGGTCATGAAGCTGTCGAAGGCGTAGCCCTCGTAGCGGGTGGAGGCGCTGGATTCGGTATTGACCACCCAGGCATGGCCTGGATCGACCAGCACAGGCTGGCCGTCCACGACCCGGAACACCAGCGCCCGATAGCGCTCCACGGCGCCCAGATGCTCGAGCACGCTGGCCACGATGGCCCCGGAGATCTCCGTCTCGGCCCCGCTGCTGATCTGCTCGAGCACGTCCAACACCAGGCCGGCCGCGCCCAGCGTCAACGCGCCCGAGGCGCCCACGCGCTCGGCGATGACCAGGGTCACATAGCCGCTGGCCGTCAGCGCCAGATCGGCGCCCAGCAGGTCCTGCGCCCGCACCAGGTGGGTCAGCGCCTCCACATCGGACAGCAGCTGCACGGGCGCCAGGGCCAGCCGGCCTTCGGCATGCCGGTCCTGGGAGGCCACGGTGAAGGCCGGGCCCAGGCGCATCTGGTAGTCGTGGCCCTGGCCACCGATGATGGAGCCGTTGACCACGGCGGCGGCACGAAGGCCGTGCCGATGGAGTACTGCGGGATCCAGGCACCCTCTCCCACCTCGACCTCGGCCGTGGTCTGCAGGCGCGCCAGCGTGGGCCGCGCCACGGCGTCATTGCGGGCGTCCGATGCCCGGACCTGGGCGCCGGCCAGCCGCAGCGCGCCGCGCGGGATGGGGTCGCCGGCCACGCGCAGGGGCTGCAGCCGCGCCTTGACCTGGGCCAGCGGCCTGTCCGCAGCGAACAGGTCCAGCGGCGCCATGGCCAGCTGCATCCCCATGGGTTCCAGGGCCTGGCCCGCCGTCTGCAGGGGCGCCAGCATCAGCGCCGCCTTGCCGTCTTCTGCGGGCAGCCCATCATCCAGTTGCGGAGAGTCCACCGCATCGTCGCCGCAGTACAGCACGGCATCGAGCACATAGGGTCCGGCCATCGCAAAGCGCCCCTTGTAGACGCTGACATCGTTCAGGAACCACTCGATGCGCCCGCCTCCGACCTGGGCGCGCACCGTGTCATTGCCCGTCATCGAGCCCACGCGCTGCAGCGTGACGCCAGCATGGCGAACGTTGACCTGGCCATCCCCGAAGAGCAGGCCGTACTCCACATTGGCGAACGATGAACGGCTCACGCGCGGAACCTGGCTGGCGAGGGTGAAGCCCACCACGGCGCCCACGGGCTTGCCGATCACAAAGCTGGCCGTGCCGATCCAGTTGGCCGGCAGCTCGCGCAGGCTGTGCGCTCCACCGTTCCAGCCGAAGTGCCAGTCGTAGGTGCGGCGCTCCGGGGTGGCGACCTTCGGCGGCCGCGCCGGGATCGCAGGCTGGGCCGGTATCACGATGCGCACGTTCTCGCGGCGCATGATCCAGGCGCTGGTCCAGGTCAGGGGCACGCGCTGGGCGTCGGCATAGTCGGATGTCTGCACGTAGGCCCAGACATCGCTGTAGTGGGCTGTCGCTGCGCTGAGTGATGGGTTGCCCACGCGCTCACGCAGCACATCCAGCGGCGTGCGCCAGGACACCAGGCGTTCTCCGCCGGGCAGTGCCCGCTCCAGCCGCTGCATCTCGTGCGGCCCGGCCTCGACACGCACATCTCGCCATTCGTACGTGATGCGCTCGGGGATGGCCGGCTGCCCCGGGAACCCCGGGTCCGCAGGCGTGGCCGGCACGAACTCGACCAGCTTCTTGTTCTTGATCAGCGCGTTACCCATTGGCGGGCTCCTTGGCGCGGTGGTCGGCCATCCAGGGCCGGCCGGGGTTCATGGGCAGCAGCTCGCCGTTGTCGTCGCGCAGGCTCAGCAGGGGGAACAGCTCGCCGCGGTTGAAGTCGAAGCGCGAGTCGTCGATGTCGTAGCCGCTGGAGCCGGGCAACAGCTGGCCGTCCACCCAGGCCCAGTACGGCAAGCGCATGCTGTGCGCCGTGGCGCGCCAGCGCTGCCCCCCGTCGCGGCTGGTGTACAGCTTCACGGCCAGCGGCAGGATGGCGCCGCTGTCGTCGGTCTGGCGCGGGCCGTAGACGGGGATGGCCAGCGTGCGCTGGTCCAGCGCCACGACAAAGCCCACGCGCTGAGGCCAGGGCTGGGGCAGCATCCGCCGCTCCCATGTGGCACCGCCGTCATCGGAGACCATGAGCTGAGCCCGGCTGCCGGGATAGTCGATCACGCCCGGCGAGTCCTCGGCGTGGATGTACTGGGGGTCGAACTGGACCCACAGCAGCGGCTTCCTGTCCACGCGCACGCCGCCGCCGTAGCCCACGGCCAAGTAAGGCGGGTAGTGCCGCAGGCCGCCGATCACATCGCCAGCATGCAGCCCTGCGCTGAACCGGCTGCCCGGGATGGTGCTGATGCGCGTGGCGCCGCTGCGGTTGAACGCATAGACTTGCACGCTAGCCGCATCGGGCGCGGGCACCAGACTGTCCAGCTGCAGGGCCGAGACCAGCAGCAGCGTGTCCTTGTCGCGCGGCACCATGGCGGCGAGCACGGGCGCGGCGTTGCCATCCGTGATACCGGTATGCGGCACATGGACCCAGGTGGCGCCGTTGTCGTCGCTCCAGAGATAGGCCCAGCCCGCGCTGGCCGCGGACACGCTGCCGGCGCCCGGCAGGCGCAGCGTGGTCATGCGCAGGGACAGCACCAGGGTCTGGGGCGACAGGCGCACCAGGTCCATCTCCACCGGTGCCATGTATTGCCCAGGGCCCACGGCCGCCGGCATGCTGATCTTGGAGGTCTGCACGCCATCGGCCGTGGTGCGTGTGCAGGTCAGGCGGTACAGGCCCGAGGAATCGGGGTGGTAGCAGTCCTCGGCCAGGCCGTGGACGGCGACCAAGCTGAGATAGGACTTCTCGCCCTCCTTGGCCATGGCCGGCTCGGCCACGGCATAGGTGCTGCTGGGGTCGGCGCGCATGCTCAACAGCACGCGCCCGAACAGCAGGCCCGCATTGGCCGCATAGACCTTGCTCGCGTCGTACAGCTGATCGTCGTCTGCGAAGAAATCGATGGAGCGCGACCCCGGATCAAAGCCCAGGCCGCTGTGCACGCCGAACGAGAGCAGCACCTTGCCGCCGGCCGGCCGGTCCGGGTCCATGCGCACCAGCTCGACACCCGTGCAGCGGCTGACGCGGCGCACCGGCTGCGCGAAGCCATTCAGCCCCGCGAATACCGCGTGTCGCCGGCCGCCGAGACCTCGCGCACCAGCAGCACGGTGCCGTCGCCCAGGGAGAACAGCCGCCGCTTGCCGTTCTTTGTAGCATGGTCGGCCGTCTCCACGCGGGTCTCGACACGAGTGAAGCGCGGCACGCGGGTCTGCAGCTTGGAAGCGGCCAGGCTGCTGAAGGACAGCGGCCCCTGCTGCTCGTCGAGCGCAGACGCCATGAGCTGCACCCGGGGCACTGCGTCGGGCGCGCCCGGGGCAGGCGGCGCCACATCGTCGGGCACGGCCTGTGCATAGCCATCCGTCAGGCGGCGCGCGTCCGGCGGCTCCCACAGCGACACCAGCTGCACGACCTCGCCACCCGTGCGCCGCAGCGTCACGAACTCGCCCGAACGCTGCACCTCGCTGCCGTCGCGCCGGTCGGTCATGAAGGTATTGCCCACATCCAGCATGCCCTTGAGCGCCTGGTGCTCTGGCCCGCCGGCATCGCCCTTGAGGTCCTTGTGGATCAGCATCACACCTCCTCGCGCGCCAGCAGGAAGTCGGTCCAGAACTCGGAGGGCCGCCTCCGCTGGTGCCGTTCCACCAGAAGGCGCTGAGGCTGTCCACGCCATTGAAGGCTCCATCGGCCTGCACGCGATCCGTCGCTGAAAGCGCATAGGGCCGCATCTCGTGCCACTCGAATTCCGTGCCCGCCAGTTCTGCCGCCGTGATCTCGCCCAGCAACACCTCGCCGTCGAGTACCTGGAAGCCACCGCCCAGGCTCACCAGGCGCAGCTCCTGCACCGTTGAAGGCACGTTGACCGGCTTGACCACAGCACCGGCCGCGTCCAGGTCGAACTTATGCACGCCCGCGTTCGTGTCCTTGTACAGCAGAGCGACGTCCGCCGTGACACCGACGGGCTCACCGGCCACTGTGACCTGGTACAGGCCCACGTTGATCGTGCGCACCAGTTGGGCCGCCGCCCGGACCTCGAAGTCCGGCGCCGGTGGCAGGCCCAGGTCGAGGAAGCCGCGCGACGGGTTGATCGCATCCCCGCTCCAGCCGAACGCCCAGTGCGCTGCATCGATCAGGTCCTGGAAGTCCAGGCCCAGGTAGGGATCATCGGCAGCCACCACGGCCACGAGCACGTCGGCCTGGGGCACCAGGGCCCCGGCCTCGTAGACGAGCGTTCCAGCAGCCATGCCTGCGCCCCGATCAGAACGCCGGCAGCGCGATGGAGAAGAAGTTGACCGCCTGCGGCGCGCCCACCGCCAGATCCACGCTGGTGATGTTCAGGTCGGCGCCCGCGCGCGCGATGGTGCCCTGCAGACGGGGCAGGGTCGTGGAAGCCGCTCCGGTATCACCGGCTGCGGTAAAGCGGAAGAACCGCGCCAGTGCCCGTCTCGATGACAGTGCCAGACCAGGTCTGCGAGGCCGAGCTTCTCGATGAAGCCGTCGGCGGCGGCCAGGGCGAGGGTCAGGCCCGCCGAGGTGCCGTCGCTGTACATCCGGGCCAGCAGCTTGTGCACCGCCGGGTCGATGGCTGCATCCGCGGTCAACGGAATCGACGACTCGGGCAGCCGTAAATATCCAGGAAGCCGCCATCCAGGGCCGCCTTGAGCGAGCCCGTGGCGAGCATGTGATTGCGAAGGCCGGTAGAGGCTTTGGTCGTCATGGTGATGGTCTCGAAAGGTCAGGAAGCGGTGGATCAGGAAACTCAGGAAACGGAGATGAACTGGAAGCCCGCCAGGATCTCCAGATAGAGGCGGGATCGACGGCGCGCGCCACGGGCAGGCGCACGATGGACAGCAGCGCGCCGGTGTCCGAGCCCTTGCCCGAACTGCTGCTCACGAACACGCCGTTGACGGTCTGCATGCCGGTGAAGCTGAACCGCGCCAGGCTCAGCTCGTTGCTCACGCCGCCGGCCGAAACGTTGCCCGGCACCCAGGCCTTGCGCGTAGCCCCGTCGTACTGCGTGACCTCGGTCACCAGCGTGGGCAGCGTGGCCGCCGTCTCGGTGCCGTTGGGCACATAGGAGCCGGACCAGAGCCCGATGAACAGGTTGGCCGGCATGGCCGCACCTTGAAGCAGGCATTGGCGATCAGGTCCAGGCCTTCGCCGGGCACGCGGTTGTGCAGGCGCTCCCGGTGCACCAGCGCGTCGTCGGCGCGGCGCCGCAGCGCCAGGTCGTAAACAAAGCCGCAGGGATGGCGTGGTTGGTGTTCATGGCTGGGCCTTTGGTACAAGCCGGGCCTGGGCAAAGGAGCCCACGCCGCCGAAGTGCTGGGGATTGAGAGAGGGTGGCCACGGTGACCAAGTTGTTGACGAGGCGGAGAAATTTCTTGGCAGCCATGGCGGCCTCCTATGCAAGGGTGATTGGTGGGTGATGTCGATGAGGACGCGGTGGAAGACAGGGCCTGGCCGATGACCTGGGCGAACAGCGCACCGGTGGGCGGTGCCTGGGCAAGCTGACCGGACAGCCCGACCAGCACCGGGCCGGGCGCCCAGGTCCAGCCGCTGTGCTCCAGCACAAAGCCGGTCTGCACCACGGCGTCGTCGCCGGGGCTGTAGGCGTCGGCCACCACGCCCAACACAGCGCCACGGTGCGCGGGGTTGGTGGAGTCAGCTGCGACCAGTTCGCCCGCGCTATCGCAGGCCACAACGCTGTGGCCGCTGATGGGCACAGGGCCGACCTTGACAATGGTGGCTCCGCCGGGCGGCCCTGGCTGACCTTGGCGGCCAGGAGGCCCCTGCTCCGCCACAGCCAGGATCTCGATCTCCTCGACCTGCTCGACCAGCACCGAGTCCTGGGCCTGCTCGGCCAGGATCTCGATCTCGTGCACGACCAGCACGTCAGTCACGGGTGACCTCCGGGCTCACGCAGCAGGAGCCTTGGGCCAGGCGCGTGACCTCGCCGCCGGGGTGGACGATTTCCAGATCGAACACCCCGCCGGTCCAGGCGATGGCCGCCGTGGCGCCCGCATCGACCAACAGATCCGCTGTGCCGGCAGGGCCACCAAGGGCGATCCGGCCGTTCTCGGTGGTCAGCTCCAGCAGCGCGGCCGTGGACTCGACTTCTTCGCGCACCTGCATGCGGGCTGTGCAGCCCGTCAGGTCGATGGGGGTCTTGTCGGGGTTGAGCCAACGCACGCGCCGCCGGAACGTGGCGCCCTGGTAGATCGTGAAGTTGAGCTTGGCCGGCTTGGTCATGCCCTGCAGTGTTCCGGCAGGGCCGCCGGGAGCGAACCCTAGCCGGGGGCGCGGCCCAGTGAATCACGGATTCAGGATCGAATCCCAGTCCGTCACATCCCGCTCGCTGCCGCTGTAGCTGCCGCTGGCGCGCACCTGGTTGTTAAGCGTGGTGATCATGTTGCCCAGGAAGTCCACGATCTCCTGGCCGTTGACCATCTTGAGCTTGGCCACGTCAACAGCCACGTCGCTGATCTGCAGGGCGTCGGCCGTGCTCTTGTAGTGCCGCTGGGCTGCTTCCTGGGCCAATTGCGCCAGTCGGGCGTTGAACTGGGCGGGCAGCGCGTAGCTGCGGTTGTAGCTGTCGATCACGGCGTCCTGATCGCTGATCCACAGGCCCCTGGCGCGCAGCTTGTCGCGGAAGGCCTGGGCGGTCTGCTGGTGCAGCTGCTTGATGCGGTCCATGCGCTGGTCAAGTTCGGCGCGCACCAGGCGCATCTTGGTCTCGCGCTCTTCGCGCAGGCGCGCGGCGTGCACTGCGGCGATGGCATCGGCTGCTGCCCGGGTGCTTTCGGCGTGCAGCCGCGCGATGGCGTTGTGCGTGGCGCCCGGGGCGAAGCGGTGGCCGCTGCGGCGGCGGCATCCAGCAGATCCCGCTCCCCGGCCCAGGCGTCCTTGCGCGCCAGCGCGAAAGCGGTGTCGCCGGCCACGCGGTCCACGCTCTCGATGTAGGTAGTGCCCACCGCAGAGGATAGGGCCGACTGGATCCAGGCGTCCGCATCGGCGCCAGCGTCCAGCAGCCCCGGGAACAGGTCGTTGACCACGCTGCTGTAGCCCGTGAAGAACGTACCCACGGCCTGCTCGACGACCAACGGCAGCTGGCCACGGCCGGGCCTGAGGCACCGACCGAGGCCGGGCCCAGGGCCGTCAGCACGGCCGATAGGCTGTTGCTGTGCTTAGCCTTGGCGACCTCGGGTTCGCCCGGGATGCCATCGATGATCTGGGTGATGGCCGGCCGATCTTGGACTGCATCCGGCCTTCGGCGTCCGTGATCATCTTGCCGATCTTGTCGATGGCGGTGTAGACGATGGCGGCCGACAGGCCCTGCATTGCGATGCCGGTGGTGGCCATGCTTACTCCTCGGCGTTCACGGTGTTGGATTCGGTGGCCTGCGAGTTCACCGAAACGCCGGCACTGTTGAGCGCCGATGCGGAGCCGGTGGACAGGCGGCGCAGGCGCTTGACCTGCTGCTCGACGTTCAGGCCGATGACTTCCAGCGCGCGGTCGTTCATGGCCTTGACGGTGCGCTGCGAGGCCGCGCTGCCGTCCTGGTTGGCCAGGACCTGGGCGTCCCAGCGCTGCAGCTCGGCGCTGGCCACCTGCATCTGGGCAGCGAGGGCCTGGTCGTCGCGGCGCACGCGCGTCAGGTACTCGTTGTTGCGGCCGAACACGTCGTACATGATGTTCATGCGCCCGAACACGAAGTCCATGGCCGTGTCCAGCGCGGCATTGCGCAGGCGCGCCAGCTCGGTGACGGCGTCCACCAGCAGGCGGCGGCGCTCGGCTTCGCGGTCGGCTGTCATCTGGGCGGCCAGCCGGCCCTGGTACAGGTCCACCACGCCGCCGGCCACGGCCTGCAGCGCTTGGGCCGCGCCGGCCGGCACGGGCAGCCCGCGCTGGTTGAGTCCTCCCAGCACCTGCAGGCCCTGCTGCCGGGCCTGGGCTATCCGGTGGTCCTGGCCGACATAGCCCAGGCCGTCCTGGCCGTGCATGGTGGCGCGCAGCCAGTCCACGGCATTGCGCCAGCCCGGGCCCACGGGCGCCACGATGTCCATCACGCCCTGGAACTCCACGGCCCATTCGTCGGCCACCTGATCCAGCTGCCGGGCCAGGGCCTTGTCGTGCTGGGCCACCCAGCTGCCAGCGGAAGCGGGATTGAACCCACTGCTGTACTGGGGCAGCCGGTAGGCGCCATCAGTACGGGCGGGCGTGAAGGATGCCACGGGCGACTCGATGGCCTGGGCTTCGCCGTACTTCTGCAGCGCAATGCCCCAGGCACGGCCCAGCAGCTCGTCAAACAAAATCGCTGATGGCAGCGCGCGTCCATTGGCCATGGTCAGCCCCTCCCGATCCGGCGCTGGCCCGCGACCACGCCGAAAACAATGTTGTCCAGTTCGGCGGCGCCCTCGCCCAACAAGTCGAAGGTGAAGTAGTTGGCAGCCAGGCCCCGACCCGGATCGAAGCGCTGCACACGCTGCGCCGCATCCACGCGCCGCGCGCGGTAGGTGTAGGTCTGCTGGCCGTCGCCGACGCGCAAATACAGCTGGCCCGTGGCCGAGACGCCGGCATGGACCGACTCCAGCCGCTTGATGGCCTGGCTGCCGAAGTCGTGCTTGCCCAGGCCCGCACCCCATTCGATGGGCAGGCCAGCATCGGTGGTGCCGCCCAGGCTGTAGACGCCATCGGCACGCACGCCGAACGGCCGGCCGCCCACGGTCATGAAGCTGTCGAAGGCGTAGCCCTCGTAGCGGGTGGAGGCGCTGGATTCGGTATTGACCACCCAGGCATGGCCTGGATCGACCAGCACAGGCTGGCCGTCCACGACCCGGAACACCAGCGCCCGATAGCGCTCCACGGCGCCCAGATGCTCGAGCACGCTGGCCACGATGGCCCCGGAGATCTCCGTCTCGGCCCCGCTGCTGATCTGCTCGAGCACGTCCAACACCAGGCCGGCCGCGCCCAGCGTCAACGCGCCCGAGGCGCCCACGCGCTCGGCGATGACCAGGGTCACATAGCCGCTGGCCGTCAGCGCCAGATCGGCGCCCAGCAGGTCCTGCGCCCGCACCAGGTGGGTCAGCGCCTCCACATCGGACAGCAGCTGCACGGGCGCCAGGGCCAGCCGGCCTTCGGCATGCCGGTCCTGGGAGGCCACGGTGAAGGCCGGGCCCAGGCGCATCTGGTAGTCGTGGCCCTGGCCACCGATGATGGAGCCGTTGACCACGGGCGGCGGCACGAAGGCCGTGCCGATGGAGTACTGCGGGATCCAGGCACCCTCTCCCACCTCGACCTCGGCCGTGGTCTGCAGGCGCGCCAGCGTGGGCCGCGCCACGGCGTCATTGCGGGCGTCCGATGCCCGGACCTGGGCGCCGGCCAGCCGCAGCGCGCCGCGCGGGATGGGGTCGCCGGCCACGCGCAGGGGCTGCAGCCGCGCCTTGACCTGGGCCAGCGGCCTGTCCGCAGCGAACAGGTCCAGCGGCGCCATGGCCAGCTGCATCCCCATGGGTTCCAGGGCCTGGCCCGCCGTCTGCAGGGGCGCCAGCATCAGCGCCGCCTTGCCGTCTTCTGCGGGCAGCCCATCATCCAGTTGCGGAGAGTCCACCGCATCGTCGCCGCAGTACAGCACGGCATCGAGCACATAGGGTCCGGCCATCGCAAAGCGCCCCTTGTAGACGCTGACATCGTTCAGGAACCACTCGATGCGCCCGCCTCCGACCTGGGCGCGCACCGTGTCATTGCCCGTCATCGAGCCCACGCGCTGCAGCGTGACGCCAGCATGGCGAACGTTGACCTGGCCATCCCCGAAGAGCAGGCCGTACTCCACATTGGCGAACGATGAACGGCTCACGCGCGGAACCTGGCTGGCGAGGGTGAAGCCCACCACGGCGCCCACGGGCTTGCCGATCACAAAGCTGGCCGTGCCGATCCAGTTGGCCGGCAGCTCGCGCAGGCTGTGCGCTCCACCGTTCCAGCCGAAGTGCCAGTCGTAGGTGCGGCGCTCCGGGGTGGCGACCTTCGGCGGCCGCGCCGGGATCGCAGGCTGGGCCGGTATCACGATGCGCACGTTCTCGCGGCGCATGATCCAGGCGCTGGTCCAGGTCAGGGGCACGCGCTGGGCGTCGGCATAGTCGGATGTCTGCACGTAGGCCCAGACATCGCTGTAGTGGGCTGTCGCTGCGCTGAGTGATGGGTTGCCCACGCGCTCACGCAGCACATCCAGCGGCGTGCGCCAGGACACCAGGCGTTCTCCGCCGGGCAGTGCCCGCTCCAGCCGCTGCATCTCGTGCGGCCCGGCCTCGACACGCACATCTCGCCATTCGTACGTGATGCGCTCGGGGATGGCCGGCTGCCCCGGGAACCCCGGGTCCGCAGGCGTGGCCGGCACGAACTCGACCAGCTTCTTGTTCTTGATCAGCGCGTTACCCATTGGCGGGCTCCTTGGCGCGGTGGTCGGCCATCCAGGGCCGGCCGGGGTTCATGGGCAGCAGCTCGCCGTTGTCGTCGCGCAGGCTCAGCAGGGGGAACAGCTCGCCGCGGTTGAAGTCGAAGCGCGAGTCGTCGATGTCGTAGCCGCTGGAGCCGGGCAACAGCTGGCCGTCCACCCAGGCCCAGTACGGCAAGCGCATGCTGTGCGCCGTGGCGCGCCAGCGCTGCCCCCCGTCGCGGCTGGTGTACAGCTTCACGGCCAGCGGCAGGATGGCGCCGCTGTCGTCGGTCTGGCGCGGGCCGTAGACGGGGATGGCCAGCGTGCGCTGGTCCAGCGCCACGACAAAGCCCACGCGCTGAGGCCAGGGCTGGGGCAGCATCCGCCGCTCCCATGTGGCACCGCCGTCATCGGAGACCATGAGCTGAGCCCGGCTGCCGGGATAGTCGATCACGCCCGGCGAGTCCTCGGCGTGGATGTACTGGGGGTCGAACTGGACCCACAGCAGCGGCTTCCTGTCCACGCGCACGCCGCCGCCGTAGCCCACGGCCAAGTAAGGCGGGTAGTGCCGCAGGCCGCCGATCACATCGCCAGCATGCAGCCCTGCGCTGAACCGGCTGCCCGGGATGGTGCTGATGCGCGTGGCGCCGCTGCGGTTGAACGCATAGACTTGCACGCTAGCCGCATCGGGCGCGGGCACCAGACTGTCCAGCTGCAGGGCCGAGACCAGCAGCAGCGTGTCCTTGTCGCGCGGCACCATGGCGGCGAGCACGGGCGCGGCGTTGCCATCCGTGATACCGGTATGCGGCACATGGACCCAGGTGGCGCCGTTGTCGTCGCTCCAGAGATAGGCCCAGCCCGCGCTGGCCGCGGACACGCTGCCGGCGCCCGGCAGGCGCAGCGTGGTCATGCGCAGGGACAGCACCAGGGTCTGGGGCGACAGGCGCACCAGGTCCATCTCCACCGGTGCCATGTATTGCCCAGGGCCCACGGCCGCCGGCATGCTGATCTTGGAGGTCTGCACGCCATCGGCCGTGGTGCGTGTGCAGGTCAGGCGGTACAGGCCCGAGGAATCGGGGTGGTAGCAGTCCTCGGCCAGGCCGTGGACGGCGACCAAGCTGAGATAGGACTTCTCGCCCTCCTTGGCCATGGCCGGCTCGGCCACGGCATAGGTGCTGCTGGGGTCGGCGCGCATGCTCAACAGCACGCGCCCGAACAGCAGGCCCGCATTGGCCGCATAGACCTTGCTCGCGTCGTACAGCTGATCGTCGTCTGCGAAGAAATCGATGGAGCGCGACCCCGGATCAAAGCCCAGGCCGCTGTGCACGCCGAACGAGAGCAGCACCTTGCCGCCGGCCGGCCGGTCCGGGTCCATGCGCACCAGCTCGACACCCGTGCAGCGGCTGACGCGGCGCACCGGCTGCGCGAAGCCATTCAGCCCCGCGAAATACCGCGTGTCGCCGGCCGCCGAGACCTCGCGCACCAGCAGCACGGTGCCGTCGCCCAGGGAGAACAGCCGCCGCTTGCCGTTCTTTGTAGCATGGTCGGCCGTCTCCACGCGGGTCTCGACACGAGTGAAGCGCGGCACGCGGGTCTGCAGCTTGGAAGCGGCCAGGCTGCTGAAGGACAGCGGCCCCTGCTGCTCGTCGAGCGCAGACGCCATGAGCTGCACCCGGGGCACTGCGTCGGGCGCGCCCGGGGCAGGCGGCGCCACATCGTCGGGCACGGCCTGTGCATAGCCATCCGTCAGGCGGCGCGCGTCCGGCGGCTCCCACAGCGACACCAGCTGCACGACCTCGCCACCCGTGCGCCGCAGCGTCACGAACTCGCCCGAACGCTGCACCTCGCTGCCGTCGCGCCGGTCGGTCATGAAGGTATTGCCCACATCCAGCATGCCCTTGAGCGCCTGGTGCTCTGGCCCGCCGGCATCGCCCTTGAGGTCCTTGTGGATCAGCATCACACCTCCTCGCGCGCCAGCAGGAAGTCGGTCCAGAACTCGGAGGGGCCGCCTCCGCTGGTGCCGTTCCACCAGAAGGCGCTGAGGCTGTCCACGCCATTGAAGGCTCCATCGGCCTGCACGCGATCCGTCGCTGAAAGCGCATAGGGCCGCATCTCGTGCCACTCGAATTCCGTGCCCGCCAGTTCTGCCGCCGTGATCTCGCCCAGCAACACCTCGCCGTCGAGTACCTGGAAGCCACCGCCCAGGCTCACCAGGCGCAGCTCCTGCACCGTTGAAGGCACGTTGACCGGCTTGACCACAGCACCGGCCGCGTCCAGGTCGAACTTATGCACGCCCGCGTTCGTGTCCTTGTACAGCAGAGCGACGTCCGCCGTGACACCGACGGGCTCACCGGCCACTGTGACCTGGTACAGGCCCACGTTGATCGTGCGCACCAGTTGGGCCGCCGCCCGGACCTCGAAGTCCGGCGCCGGTGGCAGGCCCAGGTCGAGGAAGCCGCGCGACGGGTTGATCGCATCCCCGCTCCAGCCGAACGCCCAGTGCGCTGCATCGATCAGGTCCTGGAAGTCCAGGCCCAGGTAGGGATCATCGGCAGCCACCACGGCCACGAGCACGTCGGCCTGGGGCACCAGGGCCCCGGCCTCGTAGACGAGCGTTCCAGCAGCCATGCCTGCGCCCCGATCAGAACGCCGGCAGCGCGATGGAGAAGAAGTTGACCGCCTGCGGCGCGCCCACCGCCAGATCCACGCTGGTGATGTTCAGGTCGGCGCCCGCGCGCGCGATGGTGCCCTGCAGACGGGGCAGGGTCGTGGAAGCCGCTCCGGTATCACCGGCTGCGGTAAAGCGGAAGAACCGCGCAGTGCCCGTCTCGATGACAGTGCCAGACCAGGTCTGCGAGGCGAGCTTCTCGATGAAGCCGTCGGCGGCGGCCAGGGCGAGGGTCAGGCCCGCCGAGGTGCCGTCGCTGTACATCCGGGCCAGCAGCTTGTGCACCGCCGGGTCGATGGCTGCATCCGCGGTCAACGGAATCGACGACTCGGGGCAGCCGTAAATATCCAGGAAGCCGCCATCCAGGGCCGCCTTGAGCGAGCCCGTGGCGAGCATGTGATTGCGAAGGCCGGTAGAGGCTTTGGTCGTCATGGTGATGGTCCTCGAAAGGTCAGGAAGCGGTGGATCAGGAAACTCAGGAAACGGAGATGAACTGGAAGCCCGCCAGGATCTCCAGATAGAAGGCGGGATCGACGGCGCGCGCCACGGGCAGGCGCACGATGGACAGCAGCGCGCCGGTGTCCGAGCCCTTGCCCGAACTGCTGCTCACGAACACGCCGTTGACGGTCTGCATGCCGGTGAAGCTGAACCGCGCCAGGCTCAGCTCGTTGCTCACGCCGCCGGCCGAAACGTTGCCCGGCACCCAGGCCTTGCGCGTAGCCCCGTCGTACTGCGTGACCTCGGTCACCAGCGTGGGCAGCGTGGCCGCCGTCTCGGTGCCGTTGGGCACATAGGAGCCGGACCAGAGCCCGATGAACAGGTTGGCCGGCATGGCCGCACCCTTGAAGCAGGCATTGGCGATCAGGTCCAGGCCTTCGCCGGGCACGCGGTTGTGCAGGCGCTCCCGGTGCACCAGCGCGTCGTCGGCGCGGCGCCGCAGCGCCAGGTCGTAAACAAAGCCGCAGGGGATGGCGTGGTTGGTGTTCATGGCTGGGCCTTTGGTACAAGCCGGGCCTGGGCAAAGGAGCCCACGCCGGCCGAAGTGCTGGGGGATTGAGAGAGGGTGGCCACGATGGCGCGCATGCCGTCGGCCTCGCGGTACAGCGTTGCGCCCGCGCCCGAGGCCTCCATGGCGATGTGCTCGGCCTGCAGGTTGACCAGCGAACCGTCCGGCCGGGCCGAGACGATGCCGCGCGTGCTCATCCAGTGCGCGCCGTCCGTGCCGCCCGTGGCCGCGAGCCGATACCCGGCCTGCTGCTGCAGCGCCCCGTAGGGCAACACCGCGCGCATGGACTGCGCCGGCAGGCCGCCGGCCAGGAAATAGGTCTTGTCTGCCATCACGAACACGCCGGCCTCCACGGCCGCGATGCAGGTGATGGGCGCCGGGAAGATCTCGAAGCCCCGCGACTCGTCGCGCAGGCCCGGGGTGAACGGCTCGCTGTAGATCAGCGCCGAGCCCACGGCCACCAGCAGCCGGCTGCCCTGGTAGGCAATGCTGCTGCCGGCCGGCATCAGGGACAACTGCACATCGCCCACGACCTGCGGCTGGGCATCGAGCCAGCGCGGTGTCGGGCCAGGCACAGGGTGGTAGGAGCCGACACGGATGCCGTCCGTGAAGTACACGGCCTCGTTGACCTCGGCATAGACAACGGGCGTGACCCGACCGTAGCCCGCCGCGACCTGGGTGCGCGTGGTGGCGCCAGCAGCATCCACATCGATGCGGAAGATGTCGCCGCTGTCGCAGTACAGGCCATAGGAGCCGTCCAGCGGCGACCAGCCCGAATGACAGTCCAGGCCCTGCTCTGCCAGCACATACCCGCCCCGCGTCTTGAGCGAGCCCTGGGCCGTCACATCGACGTTGAGCGCATCACGCAGCAGGTGGCCGGCGCCCTCGGGCAGCCCGAGCTTGAAGTCGGGTGCGCGATTGTCCATTCCGAGGGGGAATGGGCCGATGGGCTTGGGGGTGGATGGCATGCCCAGGAGTTTCCCGGGCGTGCATCCATTGGTCGAACCCTAGCCGGGGCACGCGCTCCGCGAAAGTGTGCGACCAATTACATTTCCATTACTCAAATAGTTAGCAAAGTAATAGTTTGCTCAATAACCAATAGTTCTCAGCAATTAATCCACAACCCAATAGGGGAAATCTAAAAATACACGAGCAAAACTCTATTAGCATGCATGACTTCAAAACTGGAGGAGTAGTTGCAAATGAAATCATTCAAGTTGGTTGCTGCGTCAATTGGAACAGCTGCTGCAATGTTCGCGGCGGGTGCATCCGCACAAAGTGGCGTTTTGCTGCCAATCACCATCACGAACGCATCCGGAAACGTTGCCGACATGGCGAAAGCGGCCGATGGTAACCCCAATACGATCTGGAACGCGGGCGGGGGCGCGACTCAGTGGATAGACATTGATCTTGGCTCCGAAAGAATGTTTTTGAGCATTCGAATGCTTCCGGCACAAAGTCCTGCCGGCCAAACAATTCATCATATCTGGGGAAGAAATGATGCAGGTAAGTGGTTTGATTTTGGCGAAATTTCATCCAGCACACAAGACAATCAATGGATCGAATACCAAAATCTGAAGGAAATTCCAGTAAGAACAATTATTGTCGAAACGAAAAAAAGCCCCTCATGGGTTGCTTGGCGAGAATTCCAAGTTTACGATGGCGGTGATCTTTTCAAAAGCTGCCACCTAAACCACCCTTCGGGTGTAATAGTTTATCGTACAGGAGGGGGCGGCTGTTCGGACTACCAGACGAATACCACCTTTTATATGAGAGACACACGATCTTTACCCAAGGGCGCAGTGGTATACACTTGCTCCACCTATGGGATGTATGGATGGACCTGGATAAATACTACAGGAACATTGCCTTATGCAGGAACCACTCCAAGAGACGGGCGCTGCGGAGCATTTCAATACGACGAGCTTTTCAGAATGCGCAAGAACTGATATTCAGCAAGCTCTCTATAAAAGTTGAATATCACCGCCCACCTAGTCCGATGGTGCTCCAGACTTAATGAGCGATCACCATCGGGCTAGGGTGAAACTTTCATATGCGGGCGCGATCACCTCACACTCGCAGCCATCTCCCGCATTTGCTGTCGCAGCGCCTTTGGCGAGTTGTCCGCGATACGGTCAATGCGATCCTTGCCCATCTCCCGCACCTTCTTCCACACGTCGGGCATCTTGACGACGATGGGCTGCTCCGGATTGTTCTGGTTCCAATCGGCCAGCCGCTCGCGCACGCGCGCCAGGGCACCCTCATCCTTGCGAAACAGCGCATCCGCCCACTGCGCCTTGATCTCGCTGCTGGTCAGGCTGTAGAAGCTCTTGGCCCGCTGCATGAAGCTGTTGGCCTCCTGGATCTCCGCCACACTCTTGGGCTGGAATCCAATGGCCTTGGCCACAGCCTCGCCCAAGGTCGTGTCGATCACCTTGTAGCCCTTGGTGTCCTTGTACATGCCGCTGGCCGCCATATCCAGCCCCTTGGCAGCATTGCGTACGGCGGTGGGCGACACCTCCAGCGCAGCGCCGCCGAAATCTCCCGTGAGCGCCTTGCCACCGGCCTTGAAGCCACGCATCACCAGATCGCCCGCCGGCCCCACCACCTCCAGCAGATCCCGCTCGCGGCTTTGCTTGGTCAGCAGCAGGCCGGTGCCGGGCAGCAGGTTGCCCATGCCCAGGCGCCCGGACACGTCGATGGGAGCGCCTGGCAGACCAGAGATGCCCTGCTCCAGGAACCCGGCCAGCTCCTTGCCCACGATGCCGGCCAGCGCTTCCTTGCGCCACTGCTTGGAGCTGAGGTTGTAGCCCATCATCTGGCCCACACCGTCGATCAGGTCCTCGGCGTCCTCCATGAAGGGCACGCCGCCGGCGCCTCCCATAAGCAGCAGCATGGCCAGGGCCCAGCCCACCGCGCGCTTGCCCTCTGGCCCTCCCTGCTTCCACATCCGCTGCATCAGCTCCAGGTAGCTGACGGAATAGGTCTTGAAGGTGAAGAGCGTGCCGCCCACGGCGCCGCGTGCCCACTGGGGCTTGTTGGCCTTGGAATAGACGAACTGCGTCTCCAGCACGGCCTTGCGCGCGAAGGCGCCCGGGTCATCCATGCCCTGGGCCTTGGCGATGCGGAAGGCTGCGATGAAAGTGGAGCGCCGGTTGAACTGCTCTGCCAGGGCGAAGGGCTGGCCCCACGCCACCTTGGCGCGCTCCCAGGCATTGCCCGCCGCCGCGCGCGCATCCCCGGCCCGCGTGCCGTCGCCAGAGCGCAGTCCGCCCGCGCCGCGCGCCTGGGCCATGAGCTGGTGCACCTCCTGCGGCGAGACCACGCCATCATCCTCAGCCGACTTCAGGGCATGGGCCAGGTCCGTCTCGTACTTCATACCGCGCGTGCCCATATCCTTCAGCGCTCGGGTCATCTGCCCGCTGGCCGCGCGGATGCCGCCGAACTGGCTCAGCCATGGCAGCGTGACCGCAAAGGGCTGCGTCATGTTCACGAAGGCCGAGGCAAGGGAGCCGCCCAGGTACTGCGCGAACAGCATTCCGCGCACTGCCTGCCCTTCTTCCTGTGGATCGCGGATGTAGCTGCGCAGGCCCATGGCCAGGTCCTTCAGCTCGCCCTGGTCCTTCGGGATGTCGTTGATGGCGCGGTCCATCGTGCCCGCGTTCAGCCCGGCAGCGCCCTGGCGCGCGTTGCTGTAGACGAAGTTGGCAACAACGCGGCCCACGTCCTGGCTGTAGCCCTCGATGCCCTTGCGCTGGATCAGACGCCTCAAGGCGCTGTGGTTGTTCTTCGTCAGCTTCAGGTATTCGTCGAACACCTTGCGCGTGGCCGCGTCGGCCTCCTTGCCCACGACCATGTCCTTGAAGATCTCCAGTGTCTCGGGCGTGATGCCCGCGAACAGCTTGAAGGACTGCTGGCTCATCGTGCCCTGGGCTATCACGGCGCCGGGGAAGGCCTGGGCCATCTGGATCTTGGCCAGGTTGGCGTCTTTCATGGTCTCGTACATGCCGAAGTACTGGCGGTTGCCCTCCTGGTCCACCACGTCCAGCGTGTACCGGCCGAAACGCGACAGCGGCGAATACCCGCCGTCCTGCAGATCCTTGGCCGTGGCCGCCCGGTCCACCACCATGTTGTTCAGCTGCAGCAGCCGTTCGGCCATGTCAGGCTTGGCCTTGGCATCCTCCTGCAGCGTGGTGGTCAGCAGCTCCAGAGCATCGGCCAGCTTGGGTGCGTCCAGCACCATGTCGCGCATATCGGCGTACTCGTCGCCCAGCGCGCGCATCATGTCCGCGCGGGCAGTCATGTCGATGGAGCGGTCAATGGCCGCGCGGGCTTCGCGGTACAGGGCAATCTGGTTGGGCGTGGCGCCGAACATGGTCTGCAGCTCGGCATCCGTCCAGACCGCGCCGGCCTTGAGCATCTTGCTGTCGAAGCGCGAATTCACCAGCGCTTCGTACTGTGCCAGCGGCAGACCGCGCCAGGCGCGCAGCATGCGGTCGTCCAGCCGGCCAGCGCGCAGCAGCAGCTGTGCCTTGTCGTCGGCGGGCAGGTTGCCGTACTTCTTGGTCAGCTCGTCCACCAGCACGGCCTTGCCGTCCACGTCCCGGCCCCAGAGCAGCGTGCCCTCGAAAAGCGGCTTGGCCACGGCCTTGTTGTCGGCCGCCGAGACAGGGGTTTTACGATTCTTGCCCACCAGATCGCCGATGGTGTCCACGCGCGGCAACAGGCGCGGCGCCCGGTCGGCCGCATCGTTGGCCAGCATAGACACGTCATCGATATTGCGCTGGGCGGTCTCGTAGACCGGCTTGAAAGCTGGCGCGCGCTCGGCCAGGTGGCGCATGGTGCCGATGGTCTTGTCCCAGACAGAGACCTTGCCCGGGTGGGACATCGTCTTCTGGAGCTGGTCCAGAGCGCTGTCCTTGATCTCCGAAAGCCGTGAGCGGCTGAAGCTCAGTTCGTCGCCTGCATCGCCTTGGCGAGGATTGCCTTGATCTGCGCGCTCGCCTGCGCGTCGTCCTTCTTCAGCGATTCGATCTCGGAGTCGCTCAGCCGGCTCGAATCTCGCGAGGTATCGGGCTTCCGACTCGGTGAGCGCGTCGAAGCCGTAGCCTGTGGCTGCGCGGAATTGGTCTTCGAGGTCACCATGCTTTAGCCGGAGAGTTGCGAGAATTTCAGGAGAGGGCTGGATTTTTGCACTGTACTGCTTGCCGGTCAACGCAACCACGCCCACCACGTTTCCACCGCCCTCGCGGATGTGGCTGGCCAGGGCCGCGAACGTGCCGCCCTGCGTGAGGGTGTCATCCACCAGGAGGTAGTCGCCCGGCTCTACGGTGCCCGCGAAATCTACAGGTGCAAAGATGCGGTCCAGTCCATCCAGGCCGGTGCGCCGCGCGCGATTCGCCTGCACGATGCCCGTCGTCGTTTCCAGGCCCAGGCGTGCCGCCAGGACTTCGGCCACGGCGCGCGGGATCTTGTTGCGACCACTGGACTCTTCGGCAGCCACCGGCAGCACGCGCGGCCGCGCACCACCCAGCGCAGCTGCCACCTTCGCCGCCATCTCAGGCGTCACGAGGTCCACGGCCAGCCGCGTGGCCGCCGCAACATCCCCGCCCTTGGCCGCAGCGTAGTCGGGATGCTTCGATGCGCTGCCCAGTGTGCTGCCGATGATGGCGTCGGGCATGGCGGCCGCCGAGTCCGAACGGTTGAACACCGGCTCAATACGGTCGGTAGCGGTACGCTGCCCGCGCTCCACGAAATCGCGCGCCGGCAGGATGTAGCCCTGGATGATGTCGGCGTCCGACAGCTTCAGGCGCCCGAACCCGGGCACGTTGGCCCGCAGCCAGTTGCGGATGGCGGCCACGGCACGGCGCACGAAATGCAGCTGCGGCGTCTTCTCGGCCATCTCGGCCAGCACTTCCTCGGCCGCGTGGCGCCGGCTCAGGTCAGTGACGCCGCGCAGCCCATATTCCTTGATCTTGGCCGCTACCTCAGCTTGGCGCATGGCGGCCACTTGGTTGAGGATCTTGTTCAGCTCCGGGCCGAACATGCCGCGCAGGCCATGATGGCCCAGCACCTCGTGGTGCAGCACGCGTGCCGCGTCGGCGGGCGTGTTCAGCTTGCTGGCCAGCAGGTAGGCCTTGCCGCGCCAGTAGAAGCCCTCGGGCGCTCCGGAGGCCCCGCCACTGCGCTGGCGCAAGTCCGCGCGCCGCGCCGCCTCCGGCACAGCCGGGTCGTTCATGTCGAAGGCCACGACGACTTCTGGCCCGTTGCTCCAACCCTTGCGTATGGCATCCACCGTCTCGCGCACCTTGCCCACGGCCTGGGCCCGTGCAGCTTCGGAAAACGCCGCCGGCTCCGGCCGCATGATGCGCAACAGATTCGCCATCTGGTCATCGGTCAGGCCCTGGCCATCGGATTCGCCACGGCGGAACGGCAGTTCCTCGGTGCGCTCCACAGGCCCGGCTTTCAATTCGCTTGCGCTGGGCTGCGTGGCATGGGTGCGCTCGCGCACGCCCGGCACATCCTGCCAGCCCGATCCCTGCTTCTCCACCTGGCGCACCGTCACGCTCCAGACGCCATCGGCATTGGCGGGCGTGTACGAGACCACGCGGACATGGCTATCCCCGTACCCCTTCACGATGTTGCCCGGGGTGAAGTAGTCGGCGCGCGCAGCCTCCTCCGCCGCGGCCTTCTTGGCCAGGACGCCGCGCGGCTTCTTCGTGGGTGCAGGCGCTGCGCCAGGCAGCGTGCCGGCCGGCTTCTTCGTCTTCGCCGGGTCGCGCACCCACGCCTTGAACTCGTCCTGCGACATCTGGGTGATGGCGCCCAGGCCCGTCCAGCCCTTCTTATAGTTGCCGAGGTAGGTGGCCCGCGCATCGGCCTCGTCGGCCGCGCCCAGCACCACCTTGTGCTCATCGAACGAGCCATCGCGGTTCACCTGGTCCACGACGAACACCGGCAGGTCCGGGTCGTTCGCGCGGTCAGTCATGAACACATCCACATGGTCCTTGTCCGCGCCCACAGAACCCTTGAAGTAGCCGTAGTGGTTCTTCAGGGGCGGCCATTCTGGACGGCGGCGGCTGCCGGCGGGGTTCTCGATGCTGATGTCCAGGCCGTTCAGGCGGACGTGGCCCTTCTTGTAGTTGCCCGCCTCCTTCTGGGCATCGGTCGGCTCGAGCAGGTCGTTGGCCTGGCTGGTGGCCGCCTCCCGCGCGGCTGCTTCCACGGCTGCAGGTGCTGCAGGTGCTGCAGGTGCTGCAGGTGCTGCAGGTGCTGCAGGTGCTGCAGGTGCTGCAGGTGCTGCAGAAGCATCAGGCATGGCGGCGGCCAGCTTCTCGCGCACCTTGGGCGCCAGGTCAGCCCATGCCCACGTGTGGGCCCCGGCGCGGGCCGGGGCGTTCAACCCCTTCGCGGCCTTGGCCACCGCCTGGCGCTCGGCCGCCGGCATGCTGGTCCAGCGCTCGCTGGCGGCCATCAGCTGAGCGCGCCGCGCCTCGTTGCCCTGTTGAGCGATGGCCACGGCCTGCTGCTGGCCCGCCGTAGGCGCTGGTGCATCAGCAGACGCTACAGCGGCAGCCTGTTCGCTGGCGCCACCTCGGCCAGGTACAGCAGGTTGCACGCCGGCAGCAGGCTGTCCGGCACGGCCACCTCGCGGCCCAGCAGGCTGCGCATCTGCCGCGCGTCCTGCCGGCTCACCGCCCCTAGCCTCCGGAGTAGCCGCAGGGCCTTCTGGGCGTTCATCTGCCAGCCGTACTGCAGGTGCGGGTGAATCATCGGTTGCTCCTTGCGGCGCAATGGCGTCCGCGATCTTGAGTTGCAGGTCCGCATTCAGCCGCTCCCAGGTCGCACCGGGGAGAGCCTTCCGGATGACTGGCTTCAGGCCCTCAAGCCGTCCGACCAAGGCCTTGCGCTCCGCGGCGGGCATGCTGACCCAGGCCGCGCGGCCGGCATCAATGCGCTGGGCTGCTGTTTGGACTGGCGCTTGAGCCTGCGGGCCTGGCGCTGCACCTGCTTGCGCGCCATCGTACTGAGACGAGGTGGTGCCATTGGTCAGCCCCTGCGCAGCTGGAGGATCTGCAACCGGCGCTCCCTGCGCTCCTGCTGCCTGCGAAGATTCCGCGCGCGGCGGCTGGGCTTGATCGGCTTGTGTGCCATCGATGCTTCCTTGCTGGGGGGTGGTGGATGTGGGAGCAGGTGCGGCGGCACGGGCCTGCTGCTCGCGCTCAGCGCGGCGCCGCTGCAGCTCGTTGGCCAGCGGCATGCGGACTTCCTTGGCCTGGGCTGAGCGGAAGGCATTCGACAGGTCCTCATCCGTCCAGGTGGCCAGGGCCCCGCCAGCGATCTCGCCTGTGGCAGGGTCTGCAGTTACCTTGCGCTCGGATGCCTTCTTCTTGGCTGGCGCGCGTGCAGCTTCCTCAGCGGCCTGGGCCATGCCATTGGCCTGCTGGACCTGCGCCGCCGCGCCGGAGTCCACGGCAATGGCAGCAGCTGCGGACAGGGAGCCGGCAGCTGGGTCCAGGCCCATGGCCTCGGACGGGCGCAGTTCGCCGACGGCAGCGTCTATGCGCGCGGCATCAAGTTGCGGCGCAGGCGTGATGCCCTGCTCGCGCAGCCGGGCTTCATCGATCACGGGCTCCTGCTGGGCGCTCAACTGGCGCATGAATTCGTCGCGGACCTTGGCCAAGCCGGCGGGCACTTCGCCATCGGCTTGGTTCTCGCTGACCTGCTGGAACAGATCTGGGCTGAAAGCCTGGTGCAGCGAGTCCGCCGCGGCCTTCCGGTCCTCGAGAGGCAGGCTCTCGTCCTGAGCGCGCGCCAGCGCATCACGGTATTGCTGCTGGCTCTCGGGCCGGACCATCTGGTCGATGGCCGGGCCGTAGGTTGCAACATCGGGCAGGCCCGCAGGCTCTGCGCCGGCATCCGGGGGCTGGGCGGCAACATCGCCCGGCTGACCAGCAGGCACCCGTGGCTCGCGCATCGCCCGATACCCCGCCGCGCCGCCGCCCATAGCTGCGCCCGATAGCGTGCCAAGCACCACCGCCGTATCAACATCCTGGGACCAGTCCTTGCCCAGGGCCAGGTTCTGGAAGATCTGCTCGGCTACCGACTGGGGCAGCTCCTCAAGGAAACCTTCGGAGATGGCCCCTTCAATCACCTGGCGCGGAATGCTCTTGACCGCGCGCTGCTGCAGCAGAGGGTTCGTGGCAGCCGTGACCGCGTCATCGGCAAACTGTTTGGCAATGCCCTTGTTGCCCTGGGCAAGCATGGTCTCGGCATCGCCGATGCCCAGGCGCTGCGCCACGCGCCCGCCGGCATATCCGAAGCCCGCCGTGGCCGCGCCAGTGGCTGCCGCCGCCGCGACTTGGCCAGGCGAGAGCAGCCCGTCATCTGTTTCCTGGCGGATCTGCTCTGCAGCAGAGCCCGCGCCCACGACACCCTCACCCAGAGCGCCAGCAGCTGCAGCGCCCTTCGCGCCAGCCTGGCCCAGCCGCGTCGCCGCACCCAGTGCACGCGCTGCTACCCCACCCGCACCCATGGCCGGCAGCGACTCCACGACCGCGCCGACGATGTTGGACGGGTTTTCTACGGCTGCCTTGAACTTGCCGCCCAGGCCCTCGGCTTCCTGGAACTTGCGCTGGGCTTCCTTGGTGGCGTCCGAGTGCCATTCGTTGATGGCCTCGCGCGCCTGCTTGGGCCGGAAGCCTACTGCACCACCCTCGTTCTCCAGAATCTTGCCCGCCCGCCCGCCGGTGACGATATCGGCCAGGCCGACAGCAGCTTCAGGGACGGCCACAGCGCCCTTGGCAACCCAGGCCGCCGCGTCGCGTGCGTAGTCGGTGACGCTGCGCCCTGGCGGCTCCTTGCCATAGTCAGGATCCGCGAACGGATTCTTGGTCTGAGGCTTGGCGCTCGGCGCTTCGGCGCCGTAGTCGGGATCGGTGAACGGATTCTGTGCCATCCCCCCACTCTCAAGGAGAGGTGCGGGGGTGGTCGAACCCTACAGGGGGCGGCTACCATCCTCGCATCAACATCCTGGAGGGTGGAGCGTGAGGGATCTGAAGCACAGGGCTGCCTTTGAGCAGCATGGTGAAACCTATGTTCGGATGCTGGCTGAGCAGCCCGATTCCGTTGGGAAAGAAGCTAGGGCTTGGCTGGGTGAGCAGCAGGCGAAGCGCGAGGAGGAAGCAGCGAAGCTGCGTGATGCACGGGAGGAGGAGACGCTGCGTTTGGCCCGAGCGGCAAACGAGATCGCTGGGAGGTCAGTGAAGATTGCCTGGATTGGCGCCGGCATTGCCGCTATAGCTGTCGTCGTCACCGCCCTGATAGCCATCCTCTCCTGAGGCACAGCCCTTGGCCAGGATCTGAATACCTCGGGAGACATGGTCTTGCAACCATTCGAGGGTTTCGCCGCGCGCGACCTGTTGCCGCGCAGTCTCTTGCGCAGCGGCTTCAGCGAGCTCGACGGCGCGCCGCGCGGCTGCTGCAGCCCGAAGCGCCGCGAAAACGGCAGAGAAGACCAAGCCCAGCGCCACGATCAGCGCGCCAGCAAGAATGAGGGTATGAGGATGTGCCATTTCCCCACTCTCCCGGAGCTGGAAGGTGGGGTCGAACCCTAGCCGGGGGTCAACTCAGACGCGTGTAAGGCTGCTCAGGAATGATCCCAATGCAGCGGCCCCATACTGGTGCACCGGATCACCCAATGGCCGTGCACGGGAGGAACGATGGAAAGCAGAGACGGGGAGCGGGAGGAAGACGACGAAAGCAGTCCGGCCGTGACCGTGGGCTTGGCCGCCCTGGCGCTCGTGCTGCTGGCTGTGGTGTTGGGCGTGCTGACGCTGCTGGTACGCGGGTAGCCCAGAAACGACGACGCCAGCCAGAGGCCGGCTCCCGTTCAGACCTCGAAGGGCTTTCGATCTCGGCCCTCAATCCAGCGTGGAGCACGGCCGCGGCCCGTCCAAGTCTCGCCGGTCTTGGGATTCCGGTAACGCGCGTTTGTCGAGGTGTTCAGTACAAACAGATCGCTGACCTTGAGATCGTGTTGCTTCACCAGTTGCCGTGCTGCATCAATCGCATCGAGCCGCATGGCTCCATAGTGCTCAGCGAGCTTGGCGTCCAATGCAGCTTTCTCCTGCATCAGGGACTTGTACTTGCGTGACATGTGTTCGGGGCTCCGGGCTGAAATGTGCACCGTTCCGGGTCTGGGTTGCAGAGGGAAACTCCCTCCTCTCCCTGAACCCGGGTTCAACCTGCAACGGGGCAAGCGACGTGCCCCGCTTGGGCAGCCCAGAAACGACGAAGCCCGCGTGCGGCGGGCTAAGTTTATATGGGTATAAAAATCAGCCCACTTTTCTTTCTGCAGCTTCTCTTAGCCGAATGACCTCTTCACACCCATGAAGTACAGCCTTTACTCTTTCTATGATTTCGAGTACAGCTTCACGAGCTATCTCCTCCTCTAAGTCATAGTCAGCTGTATTTCGTTCTCTTCTAAGTCTAGGGAGTTTCTTCGCCACACTGGCTGCAGCCGTTCTACCTGGCTGCAAGCTATTTCCATATTTTTTAACTCGCCCAATAATCTCAGCATGAGACGATTCACCATCGATGCGGACATCATCCTCCAACTTCGGAAAAACGCAAAAAACAGAATGTAGTGCCGCATAGTAGGCACGAGAAACCGCACATCTAAGCTGAACTTCACTAGCCTCTGAGTCTTCGACCAAGCGTTCCGCCAACTCAAGTAGATGATAAGGTTCGCAACTCATTTCTATTGATGGGTAAATTCGATACTCAATTTTACCGGATCCCACTCAGGATCGTCTACAAGAATTGATGCAAAGTCGTCTTCCAGTGCGTTTTCTGTCGAAAAATCACCAATAAACACTATCGGTATGTAGATGCCGAGTCCGCCGTCTGGATCAGAAACGATGTTATGTCCCACGGTCTTGACTCGCACCTTCCTGTTTGCAGCAACTTTAAAAGCAGCTTGCATTTCTTTTTTTATTCGATCTTCTGTAATACCTATCGCACCCATCGCTTGCTGTAGAGATTCAATCTCTTCGACGACCTCAGCAATTTCACTCATGCTTCCCACATGAGGAATTGCGATTGCCAGAGCGTCTGAGAAGTTGCCAGACATCATTAGCGTACTTATTGCTTTTGACGCTGTGTCAGCACTATTTGGCGCGCAACGATAAGATGCAAGAGAATAGTCTCGAGCCGCTTCAAAATCGTTTAATGCTCGCATTGTTACAGAAGCATTATGGTAATTCACTGTGGACTCCCTTAAGGAAATCGCATTTCTTACCCAATAGTTAGCCTCATCCGCATTCCACAAAAAGGCCGCTATCCCAGATTTAACAATACTTGCCTCTACTGCATCAACACCTTGTAGTTTTTCTGCTTCTCGCTTCATTTGCGCAACAGCAAAATCGCTAACAGGCTCAGATGATATGAAAAGCTGGGCAACTTTCTCAAAAAGTTGCCTTGTGATAGTTTCTGGTTTTCCGCTCGCCATTTATAGTTAATTCTCGCAATTTTATGGATGACTACGCCAGTTCGCAAAGTCCCGAAACCAATAGGAATGTGGAGCCGAACATCCCTCTTCGGGCGTTGATGCTATCACTGTAGTTGAAGTCGCCCCACATGATTGTCCCTATTCTCCAACAACAAGACGCCTTCCAACAGGATATGTGAACGTATCCTAAGGCAGTACCCTTGGGAGGAATTAGCTATGAATTTAAGAGCAAAACGGACCAGCGCACTCTTTGTGTTGGCTTTCAACCTCAGCGCCCAAGCTTTGGCCGCTGACTACGCTACCTGCCTCCTGGACAAGCTCCCTGGCGTCAGCCTCCGCGCCAGCTCCGCCCCTCCCTCATGAGCTCCCCAGCACGGTGACACACCTCGCTCACCATACAGCCAGCCTACTGGTACATTTCCAGCAGGAGGTTCTACCTATGAGTGCCCCGGACATCAGAGCGATGGAAGACATGCTGGACCACCTGCGAGCTAAGAAGGCCTTTGCAGAGGCGCAGTTGCAGGCATCCGAAGCCGAGGACCGCGACCTCGAACTGGACTTGCGCCGTATCGAAGGCCGTATCGATGTGCTCAAGGAGATGCTGCGGGAAGCTCGTGAGTGAGCGCGGCGGGGCCTGACGCGAGCCCTGCTACATTTCCGCTCAGGAGGCGCCAATGAGCCAGAACATCCCCCCAGACACGTCCCCTGAATCCATCGAGCGGTATCGCCAACGGGTGCGTGAACTGCGTGAGAACGCCATTCGTATCGAGGACGAACTTCGGGCCGTCGAGGAGAAGAAGGCCGAACTCCAGACAACCCTCGCGCGAATCCGGGGAGCGGTGCAGGTGCTGGAAGAAATCATCGACGAGACGAGCAGATGATCCTCCGCGTTCTCTTCCTCGCCGCAGGCCTATGCGTCGCAGGTCCTGCACTGGCTGCTGACTACGCCACCTGCCTCCTGGACAAGCTCCCTGGGGTGAAGAACGCGCCAGCCCATGCTGCTGCGCTGAACCTTTGCGCCCAGCAGCACCCTGACAAGTTCTTCGAAGTCCGCCGCGGCTCCGGCCGTGGCCTGCTGGGGCCGAAGTCTCCAGAGCAATGCACGCTGGACAAGGCGCGCGACACATCCTGGCAGCCGGCGGCGGGGATGATCATGCGCGCGTGCGGTTGCCTGTACACGCCGAGCGCTGGCCCGACGGACATGTGCGAGCGGTATCCGCTGTCTGCAGAGATCCGCGCGCAGCACCCGGCCGTCAAGACCGATGCGGACCTGCTGCGCCTGGAGACGCACTACCGGAAGATCTACGCCGCGCACCCAGATGCCGATGCGCTGTTCGCGCGCAAGGACTTCTGGGCGTGGGTGACGCAGGACAAGGGCCGGGAGAACACGATCACCAAGGGCTCCACCGACACGGTGATCCGCACGATGAGCGAATTCAAGGCCAATGACTGGGAGCGCGGGACCATGAAGGCCCCGCCCAGCGGAAGCAATCCGTTCGCTGACCCCAACTACGGTAGAGAGCTTCTACAGAAATAGGCCGTCAACGCGGTGCGATGACGCGAGCTGCCGAGCCCTTCCCATAGATCTCGTCAAACATGGCCGCTTGTCCTGGGTTCGCACGCAATGCGGCGATGTGATTTGCAGAGGGCTGGGCCGTGTTACCCCCATCCACCCTCTGCACATCCCCCGTGGACTTGTTGTAGCGGATGACACTTCCCTCGGTTGTAGAGCCGTCGGCGTTCTTTGTGGCGGGCGTGACCTGCAGAGCCCACGGCGACGGATCTGCATCGCCCCGAATCGCTCGCATTGACTGCTGAGCCTGCTGCTTCTGCTGGGGCGTGGCATTGGGATCGAGGAGCGTATTGCGCAACTGCTCTTCCTGACGTTGGGCCCGGGTCTTGAAGCCGCGCGCTTCTGCCTCGCCCTGCAGGCGCTGCTGCTCGATGCCCACGCGCATGCCTGTGCGCCCGGTTTCTCCGGCCTGCTGCATGGCCTCGCGCTGCAGGCCACCGGCTTGCTGCATGTCTTCGCGCATGAGGCCAGCGTTCTGGCGCATAGTCTCTGCCTCCATGCCTGGCTGGGCCTGGCGCAGTGCTGCATCGGTCCCTAGCATGGCGCGGTACCGTTGCATGTCTGGGCTGTTCTCGGCGCCACGGCCGCCGAAGCGCCGCGTGTTGGTGATGGAGCTGGCCGATACCTCGGCGTTGCGCAGGTCGTTGCGGGATTGCCAGTCGTTGCCCGAGTGCGCGATGGTGGGCGTGCGAAAGCCCGGGAAGCCCAGGCGCGGCTGCTCGACCTCGGTGCGCTGGCCTGGCGTGAAGCCGCGTGCCGTGTACTGGCTGGCCAGGTTCTCGCCGGCCGCGTCGTTGCGCCGCGATGGCAAGCCCCGCGGCTCGTTGCCCAGCGCCGCGCCCTGTGCGCTGTCGGCGAAGCTGTTGCCCTGCCGGAAGATCCCGGGCTGGATTTCCTGCGGCGCGGCCGAGCTGGGCGGGCCCATGGTGCTGACGGCGGGAGGCGTCGCCTGCGGCGTTGCGTCCGCGGTTGCTGGAGCTGGTGATGGCGTGGGATTCGCCCCTGTGGAGGCTGCAGCAGGCGGCGAAGCCGCAGCACTGCCAGCAATCCCTGCTCCGCCCGCCAGCGCGCGCGGGGCATTGAACCCAGAGTTAATCGCGCCACTGATAGCCCCGCCCGTTCGCGCGATGGCGCGGGCGCTACCACCCAGCGCACCAGGCACAGCATTGGCCAGGTTCGACACATTGCGGCCCAACTCGGTGTTCATGGGATTGGACTGCGAGCCGTCTGGAGTCGGCGCCTTGGGGTAGCCGCCCAGAGGGATCTGGTCCTCAGGCGCACCACCGTTGGCGAAGAACGCCTTGGGCTTGAAACCTCGTGGCACGAATGCCTGCTCGGGTGCTGGTGTGTGGGTGGCATCGACGGCGGCCTGCAGCGCGCCAGCGCCGCCCATGGCGTGCACGGTATCGGGCGGCAAGACGAACTCACCCGGTTTCACCATGGCGGGGATGGAGTCGGGTGCCTGGTTCTGGGCCTGGGCAACAGCCGCGGCCTTGCTGCGCGGGCGAAAGCCCAGCCGCGGCTGCTCTGCGGCCTGTGCTTCTCGCCGACCTGGTTGGAAGCCGAACATGGTGGCTCTCCTCAAAGAATTATGGATTCGGTGACGTGAGGCTGGTCCTCACGGGTTTGCCGGCGCATATCGGAGTCGGGCCGCCGGCCGAAGAACCGCGTGAACTCCGCCTCAGCCAATGCCGCGCGCGAAGGGTCGAAGCCATCCGCATCGGATTGAGAGAACGCGCGATACAAGGCCCACAGCACGAGCTTGTCGTGGCTGAAGGCATGGATCTCTGGTGATTCCCCTGAATTGCACATCGGTCGCAACGGAAGTCGATAACCCTCCAGCAGTAGACGTCCGTCGCGGGGAGGAGCGGGCACAAGCCGAATGGAGCGCTCGCCCTGCACGGCCCAGCACATGCGATCCAGGCGCTGGTGACGCCACCCTGGCTGATGCCGATCCAGCCATTCAGTGGAAACAAGGGTCAGCGCCTGGGGCTCCCTTCCTCCATCGACTTCGTAGGCAATAGAGGTGATCTCGTACAGCGCGGGATGCAGGGGGTACGTCGCCTGCCCTTCTTTGACCTGCACCTGGCAGACCTGTGGCCGATCTACTTCCAGCAGCAGACGGCCGCGCACTGCAGCCTCAGCCACGGCCTCGTTCAGCCAGGCAGTCACCAACTCATCGCGCCACAGGTGCGGCGTCTGGGTGTCCTTGGCGTCGTCGCGGAAACGCTCGATCAGCTCCTGGAGCGTCATATCAGCGTGCTCCGAACTGCTCGATCAGGTTGGCCACCTCGGCACGCATCTTGACCTCGCCCTTGCGCGCGTCGAGCTTGACCTCGTATTTCGCCGCGTACTCGACCAGGGCGCCCTTGTCCATGCCCTCGATGGTCAGCAGCATGGACTCTGTGGCCGCGCGCTCTTGCTGCTGCAGCTGGTCCGCCTGCTGCTGGGCGGCGTGCGCTTGCTGTAGCGCAGCATCGTCCTGCTGGTCCGACGTGACGGGCTGCTGCACCTGCTTACCCTGTTGAGCCACCGGCTGCAGCCGGTCCGCCTGCTGCTGGGTTGCCGGCGCGCGGCTGAATTCCACGAAGCGCAGCAGCTTGCGCGCGACGGCCTCGGGCACCAGCTTGGTGTCGCCAGGCTGCCAATGGGTGGCCGCCAGACGGTCGTGATAGGGCTTCTTGCCCGTGTATTCCAGCTTGTCGAATTTCATGATTCGCTCCGTTCATGTGAAACAAGCCGGACAGGCCGGCTTGCTGCATGGTTCATCGCCGCGAGCGCGGCTTCGATCAGGCCACGCCTTCGGGGACGCCCAGCACCACCACATCCAGCGCGCTGGCCTTGGCGTTGTCCGCGCCGCCCACGGTCAGGATCAGGTACGCATCCTTGGGCAGCGTGATGACCGGATTGGCGGTGGCGTTGCGCAGACGCGCCGTGGCGGCCAGGTTCACGCCAGCGCCGAAGTAGTCGTCGTCCTGCGGCACGGCCGGCACATCCACGCCGTCGGCATACTCGAAGCCGATCTTGGCAGTGACGGATGCCGTCATGCCAACGGCAACGACGACCAGGCTGTCGATCAGCTTGAAGCCAGCGGGCAGCAGGCCCAGGCGGATCTTTGTGCCCTGAATGGCGGGCGTCAGGATGTCGCCGCCCAGGGCCGCGCCGGCCGCATTGGTGGCCAGGGTGTAATGCAGGGCGCTCAGGTTGCCCCACGGCGTCGCGCCGAGGCGATTGCTGGCGGACTGCACTTTGGTGATGGTTGCCATGTTGGCCTCCGATGAAATGGTGAAGAACTCAGCGGAGGACAGGCGATCAGCAGACCGCCCGCCCTGGGGCGCGTCAGTTGCGCTCGCCGATGATGCGCACGGCTGTGTCGATGGCCGTGACGCCGTGATCGGTGTAGTGCTTCTTGCCGTTGCCCTGCGACACCAACCAGCGGATCTTGAAAACGCCCATGATGGCGCCGATCAGCAGTTCCATCTTGTCGCCGTGGTCGAAGTCCTTCTCGCTCCAGAAGAACGGCATGCCGCCGTGCTTGGACTTGCCGAAGGCCTGGGCCAGCGACTGGCCGCCCAGCAGGATCGCGCGGTCCACCGCATGGGTGGTGCCGAACGAGGCGGGGACGGTGCAGGTGCTTTCCGTCTCGGTCTCGTAGGAGGCGCAGTAGCGAACAGTGTCACCAGCATAGAAGCGGATGGGCTTGGGCATCTTGCAGATCAAGATGCCGTTCCACAGGCCCACTTCACCCAGGAACAGGGGGTGGTTGTTGGCCTTGGACGCGCGCGCGAGGGCGTTCGCCTGGAACTGGCGGAAGCCAGGGTCCTGGGCGAATGCGTGGTACTGCGCGGGCGAAACCAGCAGAACACGCAGCGGCGAATCCTCGGCCACCTTGTCCTCGGGGATCTTGATGGCGGGCGGCGGCAGCGCGATGGACTCCATCACCGTGCGGATGCTGTCCACAACGTCCATGCCGAGCACGTCAGTGGAGGCAATGTCCAACTCTCCAGCGTTCACCGACACAGTCTTGATGGAGTCGCCATCGGCGATGTAGTGGCGGTTGCGCGTGGGCGCCTTCACTTCGTTAATGGCGAACTCCGCGAAGTCCGGATGGGCACTGGTCGGCAGACGCCACTCCATGCCGTCCTGAAAGCCGCGCGCGCCCGCCAGGTGGGTCAGCATCAGCTGGTCTTGGTAGCTGTTCATCAGCGACAGCGCAATGGGCCGGCCGATGCGACGGAATTCCACGGGGGAATTCATATCGGTCATCGTGTTGCCCAGGTCCACCGGGAAGCGAACTTGGTTCACGCGCACGCGGCCGTTGTCCAGCTCGATGCCCGTGCCCTTGCCTTCGGCCATGCGGTTGCCCATGATGGGATAGGCGTTGGTGGGCTGCACGAAGTGGAACTCCACCTCGGAGCCGTGGCCGCGCGTCAGGTCCACCGTGCGCACGATGGGCATGTCGGTGGCGGTCTGCTTGCTCAGCACGGCGCTGACGTGAGCCTCGCCTTGGGGGACGGTGCCCACCATGCGGTTCAGCGTCGAATTGCGCTGCATGGACTGAGCGAACAGCCCGGCAGCCTGGACGAATTGAGCATTCGGCGAACCGGTTGCCACATTGGTTTTTCCGGACATATGTCCTCCGTCTTGGGGAGAGGGCTGCCTCATCACGAGGTGGCCCGGGTTTCAAAAAATGCGTCTGCGGCTCACGCCACGCTGTTCATCAGGGCATCCAGCTTTGCCGGCGACATCCCGCTCATAACATTGATCAGCGCCGCAGGGTTGTTGGCAAGGGCCTGCACGCGCTCTGCTTCGCTGGCACCGGCCGCAGCGCCCGTCAGTTCCGACAGGCTGACCGGCACGGCCTGCTCTGCCTCAGCTTTCGCCTTTGCCACGGCCGCGTCCACTGCATTGGCAGGAGCGGCCGGGCTGGCAGCGGGAGCAGCTGCGGACCGGGCACCCTTGAAGGTGCTGAAGACTTCCACGATCTCGGCAGCGGAACCGTTCTGCAGGACATTGGCCACGGCCGCGCGCGCAAAAGCAGGCTGGGCATCCACCCACTGCTTGAACTCGGCAGAGTCGGCAATTTCGTCCGCGTCGTCGTGCGCCGCGTAGATTGCGTTGTCGTGCGCCTGCTGGGCGCTGACCTGTTCACGCTGCTGCAGCGGCTGCATCGCCTGGGCCAGGCGCGCGTCCACCAGTGCTGCAGCACGCTGGTCCACCAGCGCAGCCACGCCCTTGGCGATCCCCTCCTCCGAGAAGTCGCCGAACAGGGCCATGTCCACGCCTTGGGTGGCAGCTGCCTGGGCAATGGCCAGGTTCTTGTCGGCCGAGGTTGGCGCCGCGCCAGCTTGCTCGCGGGCCGCGGCATCCGCCTGGGCCTGAGCGAGGTTGCTTTGCTGACTGCGGGTCAACTGGTCGATCTGAGCCTTCAAGGTGGCGTTCTCGCTCTCCAGCGAATCGCCGCGCGCCTTGAACTGGTCACGCTCGGTACGGGCCTGGGCCAGCTTTTCAAAGGGGATCGTGTAGCTGCCCGACTTGCTGGCAATGGGCGCGCCGGCCGGCTCGTCATCCTGAGCGGGCGCCGCGCCTGCAGCAGGTGCAGGAGCCGGGGTTGCTGCAACAGCGGGTGCAGCGGCAGGAGCGGGAGAAGGCGCTGCAGCAGTTTGCTCAGCGCCAGAGGTGGCGGTTGCGGGAGTAGCAGTGCTCGCGGCGTTGCTGGCTTCGGTGGTCTGGGCCGCGTCCGCGTCCAGATCCAGTTGCCCTGCAAAGGCGGATTCGAGCAGTTGCTCAGGTGACATCGGCATGTAGGTGCTCCACATCCCCGGCTATCCGGCCGGGCCTGTTTGAAGGGGCACGCAGATTCGAGGATCAGGCCGGGGCCGAAGCCCCGACCATCACGCTCTCCAGCTGCGGGAGGTGCCGACCCATCACGGGCAGGCTTCTCGTCTCTGGCTTTCGCCTTCAACGTGGAACACAGTGTCGGCCGCCGCGCGCGCCGCAGCCAACTCTGGACGGAGTGAATCGCTACAGGTTGTCGGCTGAGGTGGCGGTCTCGATCCCCTGCATGCCGCGCGACGGCTCCTGCGGGATGGGTGGGAATGCTGGGCTGGTGTTCTCGCGCACCTGACCGATGTCGCCCGCCGCGCCCGGCCCGCCCGACTGCGGAGCGGGTCCACCTGCAGCAACGCCAGGCACCGGGAAGTCTGGATCGTCGCCGCCTGGATTGGGTTTCTGGTAGCCCGCGCCCTGCATGATGGCGTCCGCGATGGGCGCGATGGCAGGATTCATGGCGACCTGAGCCCCGCCCTGCATCGCCGAGAAGGCGGCCTGCACGCCCACCTGCACAGCGTCGGCCATCACCTTCTTGATCTGGGCGTCCGTCAGGCGCTCCTTCATCTCCAGTTCGCGCGCCTTCAGCTCGTGGCCGGCCTTGAGCAGCGCGGCCTGCACCTCCTGCTGCACCCGCTGCTCGATCTGCTCCGGCGTCTGCTGGCCAGTCGCCGCGCGGATGGCCTCCACCACCTGCTTCTTGCGGGGCAGATCCATCAGGTCGATCAGGAATGGCAGCGCGACCACCTGGATATGCTCAGGCAGGGACTTCACCGCCTCGGACAGCGAGCTGAGCTGCTGGCCTCGGAAACTGCTGGTGCTCGGCACATCCTCCAGGGCGACCTTCATGCGCGTGCGCAGAACGTCATTGGACCGATAGGCCAAGCCTGTGTCGGGGTCCTCTTCGGCCTTGTTCAGCACCACGGTGCGCGGTGGGTTGAGCACGTCGCCTTCGATCACGATGGTCTGCTCCTCGTCGCCCATGTCCTCGATGATCAGCGACATCAGCAGCTCGCCGACCATGGTGCGCCCGTCCTTGGTGTTGTCCATCAAGTCAGCCATGCCGATCTGGGACTGCTCCACCTGGGTGGTTTCCTGCAGTCCGCTGCGCGCGGTTCCGGCCTGGCCCTGCATAGCCGGCGTGACGGGGCTGACACGGCCCAGCGCGCGCCGGCTGTCTTCCATCAATTGCAGGTGCTGGGCGTTGAGCTGGAAGTCGCGCTCCACATCGAATATGCCCCCTTCCTTCATGTGCTCAGCGTCCAGCACGATGTCGGCGTCCGGGCGCGCTAGCTGCTGGCGGATCTGAGCGCTGGTCATCTCCGTTGCGCCCTTGGTGCGCCGCACCCGCGTCGAGGCCATGCCCCAGCGCAGTTTTGCCATGGTGCTGTTCAGGTTGTCCTGCGGGAACAGCATGTCGCGCACCAGGCCGAACGGCATGCCCGTCTGGTCTTCCCGATAGCCCCAGAACGGCACATATGGGAAATGCTGATGCGGATAGGGCGTAGGCCCATCGTGCAAACAGAAGGGTCCGATCCAGTAGGACCGACGCAGCCGCGTGACGGTCTCGCGCGACAGCGTGCCCGCGCCCGAGGCCACGGCCAGGCGGTGCTGCTGGTTGGACTCATCGAACTCCACCACGCGGCCACCGCGCAGGCGCAGCACCAGCGCCGACACCCAGCGCCGGTACCAGAGTTCGCACAGGCTGAGCTCGTCGGTCTCCGAGCGATACCAGGCATGCTCGCGCGGAGTCCAGGCCCGGGACACATCCAGGCCCGGAACCAGGCCCGTGGAGTAGCCGCCCTCGCCCAGGTAGCCGCCGTATCCGCCAGGACCAGATGCGGAGTCGGCGCGCATGATCAGGTCCCGGTGCTTGGGAAATGCCGCCGCGACGCGGTCTTTGCGGATGAACCGCTCTCGGAGCAGCCAGTGGGCATCGGACAGATCAGCTTCTTGCGCCCGGATGTCCCACCAGATTTCATTGCGGTGCACATACCGGCAGCGGTAGGGGTAGGCGAAGGGATCGCTGGCCCGCGCGACCTCCACCCAGCCCAGGCCCACGCTCACCTGCGGCTTGAAGGCATCGCTGATCGCGCGATCTGCCCGGCTGTGCCGCTCGGCCTGGTTCAGCCGAAAGTTGAGCGCATCGGCCACGTCCTGGCCGCCAGGGTCACCGTCGGGCGTCACGCGCCAGTCCGTCCGCGTCTTGGCCTCGTAGCCGCACACGGCCGCAATCGCCGGGCCAATGATGTTCTCCTTGGCCGGCGGGATGCCGAAGCGCTTCATGCGCGCGAGCAGTTCGCTGCCCAGCTGGTTGCCGTCGGCATAGTCGGCTTCCATGTCGGCCTGGCGGCGCCACGGCGGCTGCTCCAGGATGTCATCGATGATGCGGGCATATTCCTGCGGCGTCAGCGCCGCGCCCAGGTCTGCAGTGCTTGGGGGAGTTGCATAGTTCATGGCAGTGCCTCACGCGCGCCAGTCCGGCGCATCCTCTTCCTCTTCGGGCTCAGCGCGCGCGCCGTACCCATCGTCATTGGGGTTGAAGAGCCCGCTTTCCTTTGCCTGCGCCCACTGCCGCAGCGCGTCCGCGCCTTCCGTGCAGCCGTTGGACTTGTCGGGCTCATCGATGAATTTGTTCAGCGCCCGGCTGAATTTCTTGCTGTAGCCGCGCAGGCGCTCCAGGCCGAAGGCACAGGCCTCCTTGTCGAACCAGGCGCCGCGCAGGTGCTTGCGGACAGCCAAGATCCCCGTCTGAAGCTGAGTGATCTTGGGCACCACCACAAAGCGCTGGCCCGGCATCAGTGCCTGCAAATGCTGTTTCGTTGACCGGTTGGTGTCGCTCTGGCGCTTGTGATTCGCATCGTGCGGCAGGAAGTGCGCGCCGAACACGTAGCCGAGGCCCTGCAGGTGGCGCACGTAGTGCCGCAGGTCTTCCTCGTGCTCCTCGTAGTAGTTGATGAAGCGGTCCTCGCCGCGCAGTGACTGCATGAACCAGATGGCCGTGCCGTCCGCGCTCCCGATGTCCCAGAAGGTGTAGACCGGCAGATCCAGCTCGGGCACCGACGTGATGCCGCCGCGCTTCGTGAGCGCGACCATGGCTTTGGCGTAGTACCGGCCCGCGCTCGACTGCTGGAATGCCTCGGCCGGCGTGGAGGGGTACTCCTGCCACATGCGCTCAGGCGCGCCGGGGAAGTCCGCTTCCTGGGTGGCCACATACCAGGCCCGCTGCTCCAGATCGATGGCGCACTGCATCTCGACCTCTACCTGGTCGAAATAGTCATGCTGCTCGCGCGCGACATGGACCAAGGCCGCGTCCATGCGGTAGTTGGGCTCCTGCCACCACGCGTAGAAGTGGAATCGGTAGTCGCGCGGGCTCAGCTTCTTGTGCGTGTAGTGCAGGGCCTCTGCCCGCTGGGACAGGTGGTAGAACTCGCCGTTGGCGCCTTCGGCAGTGCTCTCGATCACCAGGATGCCCGTGGTGGGCACGGCCGGAATGGAGCCTGTCATCACCTCCTTGGCCTTGTGCGGGAAGCGCGCCGAGATCTTGCCCAGTTCGGATACGTGGAGTCGGTGGATGGTGCCCGAGCGCATGGACGTGGCCACGCGCACGCTGCTGTTGTTGTGGGCGAACAGCAGCTCCACGGCACTGTCGCGCGCCAGGGGGAAGCGGTCTCGAATCTCCTCGGGCAGGTTCTCGTAGGCGTACTTCACCTTGTCCCGGAAGATGGCCTCGGCCGCCTCGCGGTCGTGCGCGATGATGCCGCAGCGCTGATCCGCATTGAACAGCGCGTGGTCCAGCCACAGGATTGCGATCAGGGTGGTGAAGCCGAGCTGCCGCGCCTTCAGGATGATGTTGCGGTGCCAGAGCCGGCTTATGAACCGCTTCTGTGCGCGATTGGGCCGGAAAGGCATGGTGAAGGTGTCGGCCTCTTCCCCATCCTTGGAATCGCCCTTGACCATGATCTTGTACAGGCAGCCGGAGAACAGGCGCCATTCGGGATCACGCAAGCACCGCTCCAGCTCCTCGGGCGTGTCGGGGAGCCGGTTCAGGGGAGCACTGTGGACGCGCGCGGCCACAGCCTCAATCCTCCTCGTCCGTCGGGTCTTGCTTCACCTGCAGCGTGGAGCCCGCGCGCGGGCCAGTGCGCTCCGGGTCATCTGCAATGGGCGCGAAGCCGTTGCCGTTCTCCTTGGAGATGCGATGCAGCAGCGCGGCCAGCGGGTCTGACTTCTGCTGGTTGTCCCTCTCGTACAGGCCCAAGTACTTCCAGATTTTTTCTGCGAAGGCCTCCTTGCTGTGCGTCAGGACCTGCAGTCCTTCCTTCGTGCGCTTCACGCCGGCATAGAGCTGGGCAGCGGCTGGGCTCAGGTAGCGGGTGTCCTTGATGACCTCGCGTGCATATCCATCCCCAACGCATGCAGTGCAGTCCGGGTGCGGCGGCCGGTGGGGGTTGAAACCGATGCCGCCTTCTTCATCGAAATCCTCGGGCGCCTTGCCTTCAGCACGCCATGACTCGCGTGCCTGGTTCATCTCGCTGACGGTGCGCTGGTAGCGGAAGTTCTCGCCCCAGCAATGGCGGCAGCATGCGACCTTAGTCTCGATCAGCTCACGCGCATCGGCTGTAGCGATTAGCCAGGCCTGCTGCAGCATGGCATCGGCAGTGATCTGCGTGCGCTCCTGCTGCTGCTTTCGGGCTTCCGCAATCGCGACTTGGATGTGAGGTTTTGACAGGTTCTCTGAGGCGATCTGCCGGGCAGTCTTGGAGCTGTAGCCGGCTCGAATCGCCGCTTGGGTTCCATTCAGGTCCACCAGGAATTCATCGATGAACTTCGACTCCCTCGCGGTCAGTCCCTGGGCATCCGTGCTCTTGGTTCGGGCGGCCTTTTTTGCCGGAGCCTTCTTCAACGCCGGCTTCACCGTGGCGCTCGGAGGCTTCTTGACCGCTGGGCGCTTCGCAGGAACGGCAGAGCCTGCGGCCTTCTTCGCGGCAGCAGGCTTCTTGGGAGCGGCTTTTTTTTGAGGCTCGGACTTGCCGGCAGGACGTTGGGCCATGGCCGGAAGTGTTCCGGCATGACCTAGGGCCGTCGAACCCTAGGCGGGGCGCGCCGCGTGACGCGACACTTTGCGCAATCGTTGCGCATAGAATCACGACATGACAGCAAAACCGCCCTCTGAACATACCGCCGGAGAAATCGCGACTTGGATGGCCCGCAACGGATTGACGCAAACCGCTGCAGCCGAGGCCCTGGGTATCTCACGCCGCATGCTGCTGTACTACCTGACCGGCGAGAAGCCCGTGCCCCGCACCGTGGCCCTGGCCTGCCTGGGCTGGGAAGTGGAGCGCGCAAACGCGGCTTGAATGGCTTCTGAAAAAAGGCGTTGACTGCGCAATGATTGCGCATTAATATTCTTCCCATGGCAGCAACAAGCGGCCACTGGCCCGGCAGATCCGGGGAGTCTCGGCCGCACAGGTCGAACGCACCAAAGGGAAAAAAACCATGTCCTACCTCATCAGCAACGGCCAGATCGTCGCCAAGACCTCCGCCACCCTGGCCAGCGGCCAAAGCGTTGCATTCAGCGGCACCCGCGTGTCCGAGGAAATCAATGCCGGCCGCAAGTGGAACCTGGTCAACGCCCAGCGCGCCACCATCGGCAACGGCAAGACCTGGGATGCAAAGTGGGCCAAGCTGGAAGATGGCCGCATGGCCAGCGAGATAAACCCCGGCGAATTCTTCATTGCCTGACTGCTATAGTGGTGCCATCCAGGTAGGCGCCGACTGCCGAGCAGGCAGCTTAGGGAATACCGCAGTGATGGTGATCCATCAGCGGGCTCTGCTCTCTCCACTACCGAGCAGGTAGCTTTTCTGCCGCATAGGCAGTACCAAAGGAGATGGATGATGCAAACCGACGACCAGAAATTTGATGCCGAGGTGCGCGCCTTCGTTGCCTCGTTCGGCTGCGTGCAGCGCACCCGCTATGGCCGCTGGTTGGCCTGGCTGGACCCCACGCACGACTTTGTGCGCGAGGGCCTGCAGCCGCCTGGGCAGGTCAACGTCTACCTGCATGGCGAACCCACATGCACCACCCAAAACAGCTACTGGGACGGCCAACCGCCCATAGGCTTTGCCCGGGGAAAGCCCCTCTTTGGCGGGCCGCTGGACTTGCGGAAATCCGCCGACCGGGAGCTATGGCGCCAGGCGTGGGCCGCGCGCCCGTATTTCGAGAGCGCGGAATCGGCGCGCCGCAAGATCGAAGACTGGATCTGGGACAACCGCCCCGACATCGTGCGTACGGCAAGGAATGAGGTGCGCGAGGCCATTGCCTACCGCCGCCGCATGAACTGGAAAGCCCGGGAGCAGGCCCATGCCTGAGTGGCGCATCTACCAGGGCAACACCCTGTATTGCCAAACCGATTGGGCGCCCATGGCCGTGGCGGCCTGGGACCGGGCCGCCCGCGACACCAACACCGAGGATGAGCGCACCGAGGTGGTGCTGGAGAGAGACGGCCAGCTGCTGGAGCGCGTGCTGCCTCGCCGGGCGGGCCACCCTTGGCCCGACACCCGCACCACTGTGCCAGCGCTGGGGGATCTGGCGGCGGCCATCCTGCAGCTGGCACGCGCTGCAGGCATCGACGCCACCGCGCTGGCCGATGAGATGACGCACAACGGCCTGCCCACCGCGCGCAGCCGCCTGGACCGCATCCGCACAATCTCGCGCGACAACAGCGCGCACACATCAAGCGCCGAGCTGATGGCCATGTGCTATGCGGCCGTGGGAATTTTGCGCAACAACGAAAAAGGGGGGTTGACTGCGCAATGATTGCGCAATATTATTGAACCCATGGCAGCACACCGCCGCCAGCGGCGCCTCCCGTCAATGAGGGGCAAGTGAGAACCACAATGAGCGCAATTTCCTATATCTGGGCCGCAGAGCAAACCGAGCCGGGCATGAGCGGCATGCAATACGCTGCAACCAATACACCTGCCGCCCCCAGCGGGCTGCAGGCTGTGCCCGTTGCGGGTGCCGAGGGCCTGGTGCATCAGGAAAGCCTTTACGGCGACTGGAAGCTGATAGGCACCGCCAAGGGATCCAGCTACAGCAACGATTACGGCTACTTTGTTGAGCTGGACACTCCCATGATGCAGGGCGCCCCCGTGGAACTCGAAGAGGTGGTGCGCTGCGGCTGGTACAGCCAGGCATGACACAGCGCGCCAAGCTGGTGGTGCACCAGGGTGGCCCCTGGCGCCACTATCAATGGACCGAGCTGCCGGGCTGGGAAATGCTGGGCACAGTGCAGCGCGGCCACGAAATCGGCGCGCTGGCGCGCAACCTGCGCACCGGCCAGTTGGTCATGCTCAGGGCCGGGGTGGCCAGCGCCCTGGACCAGCGCAAGGTGCTGGCCGCCTTGCAGACTGCGCGGGCTGTTTGGCCCGAAAAAGCCCGCGCGCAGCGGGCTTTTTCTTGACCCTACGCTGCAGCTTGGCCCGACAGCGCACTGAGCAGATCACCCTGACGTACGTCAACACGCCGCTGAGCTTTTAGCGCTTTCACTTCGCGCTCCAGGTCTCTACGTCTGGCCACCTCCTCCAGCAGTTGGTCCTGCAATTCCGTGACGCGCGTGAGGGCCGTATGCTCCAGCGCCACGCCTGCCAGTCCCTGACCGAGGCGAGCGGCTTCGGGGCGGACCAGATGCAACACATGCTCCCCGATCTCCACCATGGTCCGGCCATCGTTGAGGTGCACGATGACGACATCCCGCGCCGGCCCATGCTGGTGCACCGGGCGGTAGCACTGTTTCACCGCCGCGATCATTCCCTCGCCGCGCAGCACCTTGATGCGGTCGTCCACAGTGGTGAGGTTCAGGCCCGTCATCTTGTGGATGCGGTCGCGCGTGGGCTCCTCGCCCGCCTCGTGCAACTGGCGGATCGCTTCATAGACCTGCGTCAGCGTGGGCACGGCCTCAACCGCGCCCGTGTCCGGATTGCCGCCGGCTGTCTTGTGGATTGTGCTGGTGGTGGCTTGGTTCATACGGTTTCACTCCAGAGGGGCAGGCGTTGTGGCCATTGGCCGGATTCGAGGATGGTGTGGCGGGTGATGCGGCCCCATTCGAGGCCGTAGTCCCGGTGGGCTTCGCGGCCGCCGTCAACAAGGCGGTATTGGTCGTATGCGACATGACATCCCTCGATGTCGGGGCGCGTGCAGCACAGGGGGAAGCCAGTGCGGTCATCCGTCTTGAGCGCGAAGCCTTTGCCGAGGTTGAGGTGCGCATGCTGGGAGAAATCGCAGATGCCGCACCAGATGCAGGGCAGCGCGGCGACGGCGCGGCGGTAGGCTTCGCATTCGAGGATCTCGGTCTTGGGCACGACCAAGCCTGTGCTGGCTGCGCCCATCACCACGATGCTGGCGCACGCCAAGCCGGCTGTAGCGCGGGCGCTGTCCATGGCGCGTGCCGCGCGCTGCGCCAGGCGCTCCTCTCGGTCTTGCGCTGGTGCGGCGGCGGGCCGGCGGCCGAAGCCGCGGCTGGGCCAGGTGCTCCGGTTCTGGATCATCGGATGTCGCCCTCCAGCCCCACATCCACCAGGAAGCCGTGGTCATCCATCACGCACACACGCGTGGGGCCGTACTGCTCCAAGCGGCAGCAGCGGTTTTCCGACCAGATGGAGAAGCGGTAGCGGCCCAGGGCATCGGGGCCTTCGATGTGCTCGCGCATTGCGGCGCCACGCCACAGGGGCGGGTGTTGGGCTGCGGTCCGCACGGGGCCGCGCTGTCCACGGCGCGGAAGGTCGGGGCGGATATCAAGCATGGGCTTCGCCGTCCCCTGCGCTGGCGTCGAAGTCCTGTACCTCCAGGCCCAGCACGCGCGCCACAAAGCTCTCCAACCGGGCGCCGCGCGACTGCTTCCAGCCCGGCAGCCGGTGCACGGCATCGCAGGTGCACAACTGGGGCAGCGCCAGACGCATGTAGCCGGCCCAACTGCCGCACGCTGGCGCGGGGTTCTCGGCCGGGTTCTCGACGTGGTGGCCCTGGGCGCGCAGCGTGGCTGCGGCACGGTTGAAGGCCGGGTAGTTGAAGTCGGGCAGGCCTGTCATCGGCCCGGCGATGTAGATGCGCTTCATGGCCGGGCCCTCCGGAAGGACCACGCGATCATGGCGGCGTCACGCTGGTGCTGATTGCTGCGGCCGGCCCAGCCGGTCAGGCGGCTGAAGGTGGAGGCATCGATCTTGGCGCCGTGGGCGCCGCCGGCCTTGGCGCTGGGTGGCATGCCGTGGCAAGGGATGCCCAGCGCCGCACACAGGCCAACGATGAGCTTGCACCAGGCATCGATCTCGCCGACGTTGCGGGCGATCTTCTTGCGGGCGCCGTCGCTGCCCTTGGCCGTCCAGGTGCGGCGCGCGGCGCGGCTGTCCTCGAAGATAACCAGCGTGGGCTGGCGCTCCTGCAGCACCAGGGCGATCTGAGCCGGCTCGACCTCCTCCAGTGCCTGCAGCCGGCCATCCACGATCCAGGCCAGGCCCGTGTGCTTGCCCGGGTCCATGCCCAGCACCGTGATCGGGCCCTGGTGGCCAGCCGGCACCGTCACGCGCGGGGCGGCGGGCGCCACGCGAGCGCCTGCAGCTGCTGCACCACCTGCTGCTCGATGTCCACGAACAGCCGGGACTCGTCCCTGTCCAGTTCCCTGGCCCTGGCCTTGACGTACTCCCACCACCCGGGTTGCTGGGCCAGCTTGACGAGGTGCGCCACGGCTTCCCCGCTGAGATTGATTTGGTGTTGCTGCCATTGGTGTTCAGACGACGATGAATTCATGGGAGTCGCTGCCGTGACTGTTGACCAGCAGCTCGCGCAGGCGGCGTTCGGTGGCGCGGTGCGCGCGGATGAAAGTGCGTGCCGGGATCACCTCCAGCACCTGGCCGTAGGCCTCGCCGAACTCGACCAGGTGGCCCAGCTGAACAGCGTTCAGGCGCATCTCCTGGCCGTGGCCGTGCTTGCGGCCCAGATCCACCACAGCCGCCACGGCATCGGCAAACAGGCTCTGGGCCTCTGGCTCTGTGAAGACGCCCATGCCCAGCAGCGTTTCGGACAGGTTCGCGGCGTCAGCCAGGTCGCGCCAGTGCTGCACTGTCGGCGCGGCGTAGCCCACGGCATGCACGGCGGCCAGGACTGCAGAGGACAGGGGCTCGCGCTTGCGCTGGTGCAGCGGCTGCCGTTCGCTGGCCGACAGCTCCTGTGCCAGCGTGTAGGTGTAGGGCAGCTGCAGGTAGTCGCGGGTCACGGAGGGGTGGATTGCCTTCATGCGCCCCTCCCGCGATAGCTTTCCCACTGGAACGGCAGCACGTCACCACCGTCTTCGCGCAGACGGTCCATGACGCGCTCGCCCAGGTAGGCGGCCACGTCGGCGATGGGCAGGTTCGACAGGAACAGCGTGGGCTTGCGGCGCTCGTAGCGCTCGTTGAGCACGTCGAACAGCAGGTTCTTTTCGAAGTCGCTGCCGAACTGCACGCCCACCTCGTCCAGGATCAGCAGATCCGGGAACACCATGGCGGCGATGGCCTCGCCCTCGGACTCGCCGCTACGCTTGGACCAGGTGTCCTTGATGCGGCGGACAGCGCGCGCAACGGTCGTGAACAACACCGATGCGCCATGCGTGTGCATCACCTGCATGCCGATGCCGATGGCAAGGTGCGTCTTCCCGGTGCCGACGTTGCCAACGAAGATGGCGCCGCTGCCCTTGCGCTGCACGTCATCGAAGCGGGCCGCGTAGTCCTTGGCGAACTGCAGGGCTGCCTGCTGCTCCGGCGTTTCTGCGATGTAGGTCCGCAGGCGGCAGCTCTGGAAGCGCTCGGGGATGGCGGCCGTGCCCAGGCGCTTCTCCCACTCTTCGCGCGCCTGGCGCTTCTGCTCGTCCTGGGCCTGGGCCTGCTCCTTGGCCTTGGCCTCCTCGGCGCACAGGTTGCACTTCGTCCAGATGTCGCCAAGATGGCAGCTGCTCAGGTACAGCCCATGCGTGGGGCATGTGCTCTCGCGCGTCAGCGGCGGGCGGTGGATGCGGGATGCGAGGAGGTCCATCAGATCTTCCTCGCCTGGCCGTAGTTCACGCCGCCGAAGTTGTCAGGCGGCGGCGTCTTCGCGGGCTTCACGGTCCTGCCAGCAAAGTCCGAGGGCTTGAGCCAGTCGGCCTGCAGCCCCTGCGTGCCACGGAAGCACCAGATCTGCAGGAAGTCCTCCAGCGACAGCTTGGCCTTGTCCGCCTCGTTGACCGCCATCCGCAGGACCGTTTCCGACACCGGCGCGTTCTTGCCGTTTCGCAGTGTCAGCCAGTCGGCCCAGGTCTGCTCCGTCACGCCGTCAGGCCGGGCGATGGCGTTCGCGGCCGTGCGCGCGCCTTTCCCTTTTCCTTGTTTATTCTTTGTAGGTTCTTTGTAGGTTATGGCGGCAGGATTTGCCGGGGTCCCCGGCAGATCTTGCCGGGGGGTGTTGCAGATATTGCCGGGGTCCCCGGCAGAATCTGCCGGGGTTTGAGGGGGCGGCAAATCCTGCCGGGGTGCAGAATCTGCCGGGGTTTCCGGTGCGCAGGAGCGCATGATCATCTGGTCGTATTCGGTCAGGCGCGGGCGCTTGGACAGGCATTCGTAGACCGCCGCGCGCAGCACCTTCAGATTGATCTGGTACTCGGAGCTCCAGCCAGTGCGCTGAATGCGCTGCACCAGCCCCTGCTCTTCCATGGCGGCTACGTGGCCACGCACAGCGCGGACCGACAGACCGCACTTGTCCGCCAGGGTCTGGATGGAAGGGAAGCAGTTGCCCGCGTCGTTGGCGTTGTCGCACAGGGCCAGGAACACCAGGCGTGGGCCTGACTGCAGTTCCGTGCGCCATGCGAGGGTCGTGTAGTCGGAACTCATGCTTGCGCACCCTCCTGCGCCAGGCGGGCCTGGTGCTGGCCCCACAGGCCGGCTACCCAGTTCACGCCCTTGGGGGTGAACTTCGTGGCGTTGAAGGCATGCTCGTTGACCTGGGCCACGCCCGTCTTCACGACAAAGCGGCCGGCATCGATGTGGCACTGGTGCGCAGTCCACTCGCCGCCCAGGCGGTACATGATCTTTTCTTCCTGCAGCCAGGCCCGGAATGCGTGCTCGTTCGCGCCCAGCAGCTTGGCCACCTGACGGAAGCCCTTTGCGCCATTGGCGGCCACGTAGCGGTCCACATACTCGGCCTTGGGAGCGGCCAGGGCCAGGGCGGCCTGCTGCTGCTCCAGCAGCTCGGCCTGCTCAGCGGCAAGGCGAAGCGCCTGGGCCATGGTCTGAGGAACGGCTGTCGCCGCCGCCAGCGCTTCCAAAGCGGTCATGCGGTCGAAAACCTTGGCCTGCGTCTCATAGCTATAGCTCATTGCCATCAGGCAGGCCTCCCGCTTGGGGAAGCGATACCCTCGACGTGGACGACCATAGCTATCGGGGAGATCGGCGGAAAATTCCGCCGATGTCTGGGGCAGAACGTAGGGCACCTTTTCCAGAAAGTCCTTGTGCTCCAGCTTCGCGAAGCCCTTGGACGGGAAAGGCTCGCCCGCGGCTTCAGCCTTCGCCTTGCGCTCATCGTTGATGAAATCCACCAGCTCGATGCTGGTCATGGTCAGCACGGCGGCGGAAATTGCGGTGATCGCGTTCATCGGGCTGGCCCTCCGAATTCGGGGGCCCCAAAGGGTCCTATGAGCGATTGCAGTCGGCTGGCAGACTGCTCCTCATGCATCAACTTCTCCGCCACCATCTGCCGATAGCTGCGCTCCCAGGTCATCACATAGATGGCGTCGCGCAGCACCGTGGAGGTGTCCGTGCCCTTCAGCACGCAGTTGCGGCGGAACTGCTCGGCCGTGGACTCGTCCACCTTGGTCTTGAGCTGGATGTCCAGCTTGCCCAGGGGACCGGCAACGCCGCGCGCGAACATGGGCGCGCCAGCGTCTTCGTCCAGTTGGTCTTGCACGTGCGCCAGCACGCGCTCAGCCTGCGCGGCATCAAGCCCGGCCAGCGCCGCCTGGATCGCCTTCACGGCAGCCGCTTCAGCCCGGCTCAGCTTTTCGTGGGTGTCACGCATGCGGGACTACTCCTGGGGTTGATTCTGGGAAAAGGTGCCCGCCGCCTCCCGGGGCAGAATGGAAGTTCCTACACAACCATTCCCAGGAGGGGCGGACATGAGCTTCAGACAGGCGGAATACTTGGCACGCAACCTGCGCTCGCGTGCCCTGGACAGCGGAGATCCGGAGATGGCCGAAATGGCGCATGCACTCGAGGAACTCGCCAGCGGGCTGGAGGACGAGATGCGGTCCATCAAACACGCCCTCCAGGAGATCCAGCATCACGTGCGGAACCTGCGCTGAGCGTGCGCAATGCGGAGAGGAAGACCTGGGCTACGGATGCACCAAAGGCGTCAGCGTCCTGCTCGATCTGCGCTTTGCAAAGATCCTGCGCCCAGCACCTTGCGGTATCGGCTGCGACAGACCGGAGGTCCCGAACCAACAGTTCGTCATACCGTTGGCGCGTTTCATCGACCTGGGTGGCGGCCGGCAGATCAGCAACCTGGGATTCCCAGGAACGGCAGTGCTCAACCAGGGTTGCCAGGTGATGGCGCTCTGCGTTCAGGTCGGCGGACTCATCGAGAATGCGCGCCACCGAGGCGAGCATCTCGAAGACACGCTGCTTCGGGGTCTGCTCAAGCATGGCGGACCTCCTGGGCGGCAGGCTGCGCAAGCTCAGGCCAGATGTCCTGCCAGTCGTTGGGGCGCAGGTCTCGGCGGGAGACCGAGCCGCAGGACAGCGCTTCGATCCTTGGGCTGAGCGCCTTTGGGACCGGGCGGCGCCTCTTGATCCACTGGTTCACAGTGGGCGCGGAAACCTGGAGCGCGCGAGCCAGGGCAGCCTGGCTGCCAACAAGATCGACAACTGCCTGAACCGCAAGTCCGGGGTGTGAGTACGTCATACCCCATGATAAGGCTCTGCCTAATTTTGATCAATAGGCATTGCCTACGCACACTCACACATGGAACATTAGGCAATGCTTACTGGTGAAAAATTAGGCCAAGCCATCGCTGAAGCCATCGAACTGAAGGGCGTCTCCAAGAAGGAGGTGGCCGAGCACTTTGAGGTGAGGCCTCCATCCATCCAAGACTGGGTGAATCGCGGGACCATCAGCAAGGACAAGCTCCCAAAGCTCTGGAGCTACTTCGCAGACGTGGTCCAGCCTGCGCACTGGGGGCTGCCCGATTACCCGCCAGGGACTACCGCCGAGACGTCCAAACAAGGGGAAAACGTGATCCAGGTCATCGATGACACCCCGCCGCCCGGGTACGTACGCCTGCAGCATCTCTCGGTCCGGCCGTCAATGGGTCCTGGCTCGCACATGGACGAGGCCGTGCAGATCGTCCGGCATCTCGATGTCTTGGAAAGTTGGGTTCGCAAGAAGATCGGGACCGTCAACCCCGAGCGCATCAAAATCATGACGGGCAACGGCCACAGCATGAAACCAACGATTCAAGATGAAGACCTGGTGTTTGTGGATATGGGGCAGCGGACCATTGACGCGCAGGGTATTTACGTCATCGATGTTTACAACCGCCTCTTGTTAAAGAAAGCGCTAATACTGTCTGACGGCACACTGGTCCTTCGCAGCGACAACATCGTGGACTATCCCGACGAAGAGCGAATTGATCTTCGCAAGGCATCTGAGTGCATCAACATTGCCGGCAAAGTGTTGGCGTGGTGGACCATGAAGCATTGAATGCCTGCGCCTCAGCCCAAGACCCGAGCCCGCCATGAGCGGGCTTTTTCATGGACGCTGGCTGGTGAGGTCTGCGCCATGTAACAAATTACTGTACACACATACAGTTGTCGTGCATACTTGAACTGTGTTTTTAACCAGCACCAAGGATGCACATGACCACTTCCGCCCTCACCTCGCTCCGAGTCACCCTTCAAGACTGCGTCGGCATTGAGCACGACATCAAGACCAAGGCTGAAGCCCGCTTCGCCAAGGTGATTGAACGAAGCTTCCCAAACCAAGAGGCCATGACCCGGGCCTACAAGCTCTTCAACGATGCGGCCGAGGGCGGCGTAATCGGGAAGGCGAACGAGGCAGTGGCGCTTTCCTGGCAAAAGGCCTATGAGTCGGCCCAACAAGCTGGGCTCCAGGGGATAGCCGTGGAGGAGGCCTACTTCGAAGTCCGTCTGCACTGAACGCGCCAACAGTGCCCCAAAATAATAAGGCAACGCCTATTGCAAGAAATTAGGCATCGCCTTATCATCATCCTCAACGTACCCAGCCACCGCACATGCGGACCGGCTGGGAAGTTGGGCACCACGGCATCGACCGGGCAAGCCCCGGTCTTTAACAAGAGAGCTTGAGTACAGATTGGTTGAGGCGGCCGCTGAGGGCGCGTGAGAAGTTCAGCGGGAAGCGGGCTGGATCGCTCCAGCCCGCCCCACTCGGTCACAGCATCAACAGGAATGCGACGAACGCCAGGATGACCCGAAGGCACTTGGCGACATCGACATTGATGCTCACACGCACAGAAGTCTTCATTTGGATTGCTCCGGTGAAGACCCGTGGCCACGGGTCAAGAACCCGCTTTGCACTTGTTACGCGCCCTTGCTGGCGCGGCCAGTTGCTTACCGCGAATAGGCTTCTGGCATCGGCTTGGTGAAAGGGGGCGATGCTCTTATCGCCGAGCAGGCGGGACATCCATCCCATACCACCCCAAGTCACCGCACCTTATGCGCCTTACCAGGGCGCAGTGGGGAGCGGTATCTCCCCGCAGCAAGTATCTCAGATGGCCGCCTCATCCAATCTGCACTCAGCTCTCGCACTGCACGCCGATGTTGCTTGCCCCACGAGCGGGGCATTCGTCCGGCGCAATGGCGCTCCTGGGCATGGGCCAGATCAGCGCGCCGCGTCTCCGCGCGGTTGCCAGTCCGTCAAAGCACGGTACACGGCATAGGGAAGGAACTGCGGGCGGGATGCCCTGTAGAGAGTAGGCGGGAGGCAGTGAAAGGTGCGCGCCAGCGCATCTGGAGCCGACGATGGAACACCGCCCGGGCATGCTGGTGACGAACGCAGTGAGATGACACCACGGAGCAAATAAACGGTGCGGCATGTTGATGCCGCGCAGCTGCTACCAGATGCAGCAGCCCCTGGCTTCGGCCAGGGCCATCACAGATAGGGAATGCGCGGGCGACGCGCGGGGAATGGAGGCAACCGGAGCGACAGACTTCCTAGGCCGTACCCGCGAGGGCTAGGCGGCTGCCATGAAAAACAGCGCTCGCTTCTGTGCCGGGATCGCATCCGGCCCTTATCTGTGATGGCCAATCGTGACAGGCATTTGCCCGCCTGCAAGCGGTGAGAGTCCGCCAAACCGTCAATAGAAGGAAAGCCGGGGCGAATACGGCCGGCCATCAATCCATACCCTGGCCACGGGGTCGCAGAGGCCTGACCAGCCGCAGCAGGTGGGAGCCCTGCACCTTTTACTTTCCGTTCACATTTGCCCGGCCCTGGGCAGGGTATCGTGGACGCAATCAGTTTCCACGCCGAGCCTGGGCATCCTCCTCCCTCCCTCTCTATTTCCCAGGCGCGCCTTTCAAGGCATCGGCACTTTCCAGCAAGGCCCTGCAGCTTCACCAGTTGCAGGGCCTTTTTGTTTCGTGGGGCCGCTCTCGCGGCATTGGCCCGCCCTGCAGCAATGTGGGGCGGGCGCTTTTTTGGAATCCACCATGAGATCGAAATTCATTCGCCGCCGCGGCGGCAGAGCCCAGGCCCAGTACGAGCCTCAGACATATGCCGACTGGCGCGAAGAACAGCGCCTCATCGCCGAGCAGGAGGCCCAGCGCAAAGCGCAACGAGCAGCCACCAACCCGAATCCGCCTCCTGGCGGATTTGTCGTTTCAGGAGAGCCCAAATGCAACGAGTGATCCTCTCCGAACCTTTCAACCCCGACCCCGATGCGCGCTTCCTCCGCGAGGCCTCGCGCCCTGGCCCTGTGGCCGAGCCGGACCCGGCGCCCACGCCTGGCAGCTGGCTGCTGCTCTGCCTGATCCTGCTTGCTGTCTTGGTGCTCAGCGCCTGCGCTGATGCCGGCGCGGCCCAGGAGCCGGTGGACGGCGCAGCGGACGTGCAGCGCGCGCACAGCGCTGCCCAGGCCTGCCCGCCAGGTCATGCAGTCGTGTGGACCGGCCCGCAATCCATGGAATGCCTGCGCGAGCTGCCATGAACAAACTCCTCGGCTTTTTCCTCTGGTCGGCCTACTCGGCCTTCTGCATTGCTGCTGCGGTCGCCATTTCCGGAGCACCCCTTTTCTGACCTGGAGCACCAGCTCATGAGCCAATCCACAGACCCCATCGAAGGCGTGCGCGTCACCCACGAGATCACGTCCAACCACCACGCCCATGCCATGACGCATGTGGCCGAGCCCATCATCGAAATCCTGAGTGCCTATGGCCAGCGCAACGGCAACACGTTTGCCCTGTATGGCGGCCTGTACGCCATGGGTTGCGCCCTGGCCAGCGTCGGCGCGAACCTAGAGCCCGGCGTGGATCTGCGTCAGCAGCTTGAACCGATGCTCGCCGGCTACCAGGCGATGCGCGAGTCCCAGCTCAAGGCACAGGCTCACTGATAGCCATGTCGAATCCCGAGAAGCTCAACCTCTCGCAGATCTGCGCGGCCTTCGCCCCAGTGCTCCAGCTCAGCGCCGCCAACCTCGTCGCCCTGGGCGTGCCCTTTGAGAAGGACCGCAACGCCGTGCTGATGAACGCCCGCGACCTGCCGCGCCTGGCCGATGCCCTGATCGACCAGCTCTACCAGAAGCGTGAGGAATTCCTGGCCGGGCCTGCGCCGCGCGCGCCAGCGATCCCTGCACCCGCCATCCAGCACCTGCCGGCCGACGACACCGAGGGCGGCGCCCTGTAACCCACCGGCCCACGCGGGCCAACCGTTTGGAGAACCCCATGTCGCAAACACCGGCAGATCTCTACGCGCAAGAAATGATCATGCGTGCCAAGGCCAAGGCCAAGGCCACCGAGGCCGCCGCTCTGCGCGTTGAAGCAAAGGCCGAAAAACGCGCCGTCGAAGCATACAACCTGCGGGCACGCGCGAAAGCACTTTCGGGCGAGGCTGTCCAGCTGCGCAACGAGGCCAAGCTCGTTCACAAGGAAGCCGTGAAGGGCATCGAGATCGAGGCCGAGCAAATGGTGAAGCGCATGCCGCCCGAGTTCGGCGGCTGGGGGATTCTCAAGACCCGCGCCTATACCAAGCTGCTGGATCTGCTCGTGTCTCAGGCAAAGCGCGTGCAGCCCAACTTGGCCCTGGCCACCCAGGCCCACACCCTGCTGCTGGGTCATGCGGCCTGGACCGATGCAGAAGCCAACCGCCTGGGCTGCCTGCCCAAGCATCCGAAATCCCTTGCCTGACACACCATGCTCAAGAACCTGATCATTTACCGAATCTCCGATTCCTGGACTCCAGACCTGCAGGCCGTCGAGGCCGCCCTGGCCAAGAGCCCGTTTGCCGAGTGCGGCGCCACGCAGGAGCGCAGCGCCGGCTGGGTGCCGCCGCGCGGCGATCCCCATGGCCCGCTGGCCGAGTCCGTGGCCAATCAGTGGGTGATGCGCTTCATGACCGAGGCCAAGATGCTGCCGGCCAGCGTGCTCAACCGCCGCGTCAACGAGAAGGCCGCCCACATCGAGGCCACCGAAGGCCGCAAGCCCGGCAAGAAGGAAAAGAAGGAACTCAAGGACGAGGCCAAGCTGGACCTGCTGCCCATGGCCTTCACCAAGCAGGGCTCCATGTGGGTGTGGCTGGACCCGCAGGCCCGCACCCTGGTGCTGGACACCGGCAGCCAGGCGCGCGCCGACGTGGTGGTCAGCTCGCTGGTGGAGGGCCTCACAGGCTTTGCGCTGGCCCTGGTCGATACGCAGACCAGCGCACAGGCCGCCATGGCGCACTGGCTGACCACGCAGGAAAGCCCGGCCGGCTTTTCGATTGACCGTGAATGCGAGCTCAAGGCCGCCGACGAATCCAAGGCCGTGGTGCGCTACGGCCGCCACCCACTAGACATCGCAGAAGTGCAGCAGCACATCGAGCATGGGAAGCTGCCCACTCGCGTTGCCATGACCTGGGACGACCGCGTGAGCTTCGTGCTGACCCAAGGCCTGCAGCTGCGCAAGGTTCAGATGCTCGATGTCGTGACCGAGTCCAAGGATGGCGATGGCGGTTTCGATGCCGATGTGGCAATCACGACGGGCGAGCTGTCCAAACTCATTCCCGACCTGATCGAAGCCCTGGGCGGCGAGGGTCGCACTGGCCTGGGGCACGCCATTCCGGCCTCGCTAACCACGACAGGCCCGGCCTGTGTCCCTCCAGATCTGAAGCCAGGCGATGTGCCGTTCTGACATGCCCCCGTCAACCGAAAAGGTCTGTACCACCTGCGGCGAGCCCTGGCCCGCCGACGTGGGCTTCTTCCGCGCCCTGGTCAAAAGCCCCGACGGGCTGGCCGACCAGTGCAACGCCTGCGTGTGTGACAAGTACCGCCGCTATCGCATCCGCAATCCTTCCCGCCCGCGCGCCACCGACATGCTCGCCAGCATCTGGATGCGGCCAGCGGCCCCAGCCTCAACAGCATGAACCAAGACACCGAACACCAGCCCACGCGCGCCGAGCGCGATCTGCCAGCCGCGCGCCGCGCCGCCGAACGTGCCCGCGCCATCTGGTGGGATGAGCAGAAGCCCACGCACTGCTTCGGCTGTGGCGCCGAACTGCCCGAAGACCATCACCGCGGCGATGCCCTGCCCTGCGGCCACTGATCACCCCTCCAAGAAAGGAAACTCGATGTCCGAATACCAGACACTGCTGGCCCGCAAGGCCGAACTCGACGCCCAGATCGCCAAGGCCCAGGTCGAGCACAAAGCCGAGGGCATCGCCGCGGCCCGCGCGCTGATCGCAGAGCACGGCCTGACCGCTGCCGATCTCTTCCCGCCCGCGAAGTCCAAGGGCAGCGTAGGCGCCCCGAAGTACCGCGACCCGGCGAGCGGCGCCACCTGGACCGGCCGGGGCAAGTCTCCGAACTGGATCGTGGGCAAGGATCGCGCACTGTTCCTGATCGCCACCGCCTGACCCAAGAGGCATGAGCACAGCGCATGGGCGCTGTCCTGATACCTCCCCTCCCCCTTCCAAAGCCAGCCACCGAGCTGGCTTTTTGCGTTCTGGAGCCGCATGAACCAAGTCACATCCCCCGCGCTGCGCTACCACGGCGCCAAGTTCCGGCTGGCGCCCTGGGTGCTCCAGCACTTCCCAGAGCACCGCTGCTACGTCGAGCCCTTTGGCGGCGCGGCCGGCGTGCTGCTGCAAAAGCCCCGGGCGTACGCCGAGGTCTACAACGACCTGGACGACGACATCGCCAATTTCTTCCGCGTGCTGCGCGACCCTGCCCAGTCCGAACGGCTCATCCAGCTGCTGCACCTCACGCCCTACGCGCGGGCCGAGTTCGACCTGTCCTATCAGGACTGCGACGAGCCGGTGGAGCGCGCCAGGCGCACCGCCGTGCGGGCATGCATGGGCTTTGGCTCGGCCGGCGCCACCAAGGGCGTGACGGGGTTTCGCATCGATACGGCCCGGCCCTACGGCACGGCACAGCACCTCTGGAGCCGCTACCCGGGCCAGTTGCCACCCATCATCGAACGACTGCAGGGCGTCCTGATCGAGAACCGGCCCGCGATCGAGGTCATGCAGCAGCACGACACCGCCGACACGCTGCACTTCGTGGACCCGCCCTATGTCTTCGGCACGCGCTCACTGCGCAACGTGACCCAGGGCTGCTACCGGCACGAGATGACGGACGAGCAGCACCTGGAGCTGCTGGCCGAGCTGCGCCGCCTGCAGGGCATGGTCGTGCTGTGCGGCTACCCATCGGAGCTGTACAAGCGCGAGCTGGCCGACTGGCAGGTCCACACCACCGGCGCCCGCATCTCTGCCGGCCGCGGCACAGCAGTCAAGACCGAAGTGCTGTGGCTCAACGCCGCGTGCCAGCAGCGCCTGGCCGCGCCACCCGCAGTACAGCAAGCGTTCGAGATCTAGCTCGAGCACCCCAACCCCGAAGCCGCCCGGCCCTGCCGCGAGCGGCTTTTTTTTGGCCCAAAGGAACCCCATGCAAGCTGTTGACCTCTTCGCCGGAGCTGGCGGATTCAGCACTGGCGCCGCGCTGGCCGGTGTGCCCGTCATCTGGGCTGCCAACCACTGGCCCCTGGCAGTCCAGTACCACGCCGCGAACCATCCCGACGCGCAGCACCTGTGCCAAGACCTGCACCAGGCTGACTGGAGCCGCGTCCCCGCGCACGACCTGCTGCTCGCCTCTCCCTGCTGCCAGGGACACAGCAAAGCCCGGGGAAAAGCCAGCGGCAACCCGCAGCATGACGCCAGCCGCAGCACTGCATGGGCAGTCGTCAGCGCCGCCGAGTTCCACCGCCCGCGCGCCATCGTGGTCGAGAACGTGCCCGAGTTCTTAGCCTGGTCCCTGTATCCCGCCTGGCGCACGGCCATGGAGGCACTGGGCTACATGCTGTCGCCACACATCGTGGATGCCGCCGACCATGGTGTGCCCCAGCACCGCGTGCGCCTGTTCCTCGTGGCAACGCGCAGCCGCTCACCCCTGGTGCTGGATCTGCCGAAGCGTGAACACGTCCCGGCCAGCTCGTTCCTCGACTTCGAGGCAGGGAGCTGGAGCCTGATCAACAAGCCTGGCCGCTCCTGTGCAACCCTGGCGCGGGTGGCTGCCGGCCGATCCGCCCACGGAGACCGCTTCCTGGCTCCGTACTACGGCAGCGGGTCGGGCACCACTGGTCGCAGCATTCACCGCCCGCTCGGCACTGTGACGACAAAAGCTCGCTGGGCCCTGATCAATGGCGACCACATGCGCATGGTGACCGTTCCCGAAAACTGCGCGGCCATGGGATTCCCCAAGGACTACCAGCTGCCCGCGCAGATCCACCAAGCCACCCACCTGCTGGGCAATTCCGTGTGCCCACCCGTCGCCTGCGACGTGATCAGCACTCTGGCCGCCCATCTCTGACCGCCCCATGACCCCGACCCCACCCCGACCTGCGAGCTGCTGCAGCGCGCAGGCCACGTCATCACCCGAACAGCTGCGCTCTGGCGCATCACCATCTGAAAGGCACCCCATGGACCACCAACAGAAAGATGAAACCGCTGTCGCCTATCTGGCCACGGCCATGAATACGAAGCTGGCGCGCGCCCGCGCCAAGGGCCGCAGCGGCTGGGACAGCCCGGAGTGCACCCAGCAGCATCTTTCCAACCTGCTGCGTGAGCACGTCGAAAAGGGAGACCCCGTGGACGTGGCCAACTTCTGCGCCTTCCTGGCTGCCCGAGGCGAAGGCATTGCGCCGCGCCAGTGCCTGGCCCAGATCGAGGAGCCGGCCGGGGCAGCTCCTGCCGCTGTGGCAGGTCCGGCCCCCAAAGGCTGGCGACTCGTGCCGGCCACGCCGACGCGCGACTGGATCGCAGCCGTGGCGGACGGCGGCTACGAGGACTGCGACTGCGCCAGTTTGATCGCCGACATCCTGAGCCGTGCCCCGGCAGCGCCCGCCCTGGAAGCGCCTGCAGCCACGATCCAGCACCATGGCATGACCATCGCCGGAAACGGCGCCGCCGAGCTTGGAAAGCTGATGCGCGAGCAGTGGGAAACGCGCGGAGGTGTCTATCCAGACGGCAACCCAAACTCAGGCCAACCATGAACTGTGAAGCAACCGAATACCGCTGGCTCATGGAATGGGCCGTGTTCCTTTTGATCATCCTGGCCTTTGGAATCGCAACGGCATACCGCTGGGCCAGGGCGCCGCGCGAGGGAGAAAACCATGAATGAAACTGGATACATCGCTCCAAAAGGTCGCTATGTGCCGCCCGTGCTGTTCAACCCATACACAGGTGAGCCACGGGATGCGCGCGACATTGCGAGTGATCCGCATGGCGTGCTGATCGTTCCACCTGGCGCCATGCTGGCAGCAGCGCCCCAGGCACCTGCTGCGCCCGTGGACATTGATAGCGCCGAGGCATATGCATTCGCCTCGACAAACGAGCCCACAGCGCTGCTGCGTCACTGGTTCCGCAAAGGCTTTGCCGCAGGGCAGGCAGCACCTGCTGCGCCTGCAGTGGATGTGCTGTCTCCCGAACGGATGCGCGAAGAATTCATTGCCTGGGCGGAGGTGGCCTATCGCCACGAAAAAGACTTCACCAAGCGCGACTTCGAGATTTGCCTGAAAGCATGGCGCTTCGGGAGTGCAAACGCCCTCCTCGCAGCCCAGGCAGCAACCAACACAAAAACAGGAGACAAATCATGACTGACCTCTGGATACTCGCTTTCGTCGTGCGCGGCGTGATTGCTGCCGCCGGTGACCCGATGCCGCTGGAGCAGTGCAAATGGCGCTCTCAGGATCTGGGGCCGGGATTTTCTGGCGTCGTCTGCATCAACGTCAGCGATCCCAGCTGCAGGATCTATCGCGGACAGCTCTACACAGAGCGCACGCGGAAGTGCATAGAGCGCTTGCGAGAACCCTCCAAGGCAGCAGCCAAGGGGAATGCATGAGCGAAGCCATCTACGACGAGCAGATCGCGCCTCTGCTGAGGCAGGCCGGGAAGCTGTGTGAACAGCACGGCCTGGCCATGGTGGCGGTGGTCGAGTACGGCAAGGAGGCGCGCGGCGAAACCCGCCTGCTGCCCGATGGCGCCGGCCTCGCCATGCACATGCTGTCCATGCTGGCCGACAGCGGCAACAACATCAACAGCTACCTGCTAAAGGTCATCCGCTTCTGCAATCAGGAAAGGCTGCCTCTGGAGCAGAGCGTATTCCTGCAACGGTACGCGCGCCCCGCAGCGCACAAGGAGAGCTGACACATGACCAACGCATTGAATGGCGCGGGCACATCCCTGCGCGACACGAAGATCCTGATTCCAGAAATCCCAGGGGAGTGGACGCAGCGCACGCGCAGCGGCAGCACTCAGGTCTGGAACGATCCGTGGCACAAGACGGGCTTGCCGGAGGTGCGTTTGGAGCCGCCTACCAAAGGCCTGATCGCCGACCGCATCGAAGGCGCCTGGTACTGGGTGTGCGGTTGCGAGAGGTGCCTGGGCAGCGAAAAGTTGTTCAACTACTCCCCCTGTGAAGCGCACGACCGCTGTGTGACCTGCAATTGCACCCGCGCCGAACTGACCGAAGTGCCGTGGGGTGCGCGCGATGGAGGCTGGCGGTGCAAGCCCTGCCAGGATCGCCTGGACGCGGCCCGGAAAGCTGAAGCGCTTGCAGCCGCCGAGGCAAAGGGCCACAGCGAGGAAGACTGCGTGTACACGAGCGACATCATCTGCCCGTACTGCGCCACGAAGCAAAGCAGCGATGACCGACACGAATCCGTGGAAGGGCTGACGTGCAGCACCTGCGGTGGAGAGTTCGACCTGGAGGTCGATTGGACGCCGAGCTACACGACGACCAAGGCGCGCGCCCAGGCGCAGCAGAAAGGACCTGCATGACCAGCTTCTTGGGGCTCAAGGTCCTCATCAGCCCAGACACCCCGAAGCTACAGCTCAGCGAAGGCTGCCCTGTCACGCCGGAGTTTCGCGTCGAGATGAACGCCTGGATGCGCGAATTCTTCGGCGTCCGGAACCTCATCGAGGACGGCCAGTGCCTGCACGACCGGCTCAACAACGCCCTGCACATGAACCCTCGCACCTGGGACCGCGTTCGCGCGGCAGCCGAGAAAGGACAGACCCCGTGACCACAGCACCAACACCCTCCGAACTGCTGGCCCTGCGTGCCGGCGCCACGCAGCAGATCAGGCTGCGCGAGAAGTTTGGGCCGGAAGGCCTGGACCTGAAGCTGGACCCGGCCATCGTCATCCGCCTGCTGGACCGCATCCTGGAACTGGAAAGCAAGGTCGGTCGCTTCCAGGGCGTGCCCCTACCGCTCATCGAGGCGATCAACGCAGCCACGGGCAGCAACGACTGGCAAGGCGATCACAGCCCGGCAGAGCTACTGGAGCCAGCGTGCCGCGCGATAGCCGAGCTGGTCGAGCGCAAGAACGCATGCATCCACAAGCTGGAGATGGTCGCCCTGGACCTCGCCTCCGAGAACAGCATCCTCAAGCGTGCCGAGACGGAAGAGCTGGAGGCGCGCAAGCCGCTGCCGCTGAGCGATGACGACCGCCTCCGCCTGCGCTCCGATGTCGCCCGCGCGATTTGGGATGTCATGCGCGAGCATGAGGACCGGTGCGACCACGCGCTCGAAGACGTTGACCACAAGCACCAGGTCTGGGACTGCGCTGAAGCGGCCATTGAAACGGCGCTCGGAATCATCCCCAGGCCCAATCCGCTTATCGCCAGCCGCGAGGTGGTTGTAGACGGCCCCGTGAGTGTCGCGCGCCTGCACCTGACCGATGAGGGGCGCGCCGCGCTCACATCAAAGGCCGCCGGCCCGCTGCCAGGCATCACCGGAGGGTCGTCATGACCAAAGAGGAACTGCAGCGCCTACGCGACCTCTCCAAAGCCGCCGAAGGCAGTGGGCAGTGCGTCTGCGTCAACCCCAGCGACATGCTCGGCCTGCTGGATGTAATGACCACGATGGCGCGTGCGGTCCACGCGCTCCAAGTTATCAACCACGAACAGCGCAAGCTCCTCGATTCCACCATCTGCAGCCAAGGCCCCATTGTCGAAGTCGAGTGGCTGCGCGTGTCCAGGGTGCTGGAGGGCGCTCAGGCTGTTGTCGAAGGATCATCATGAAGATCGCCAGGCCCAGCGAACGCGACATCGACGCGGCCGGGGAACTGCTCTCCCTGATGAACGACCTCTCCAGCGGGTACTGCCCATGGGATGGGGACGATGACGCCACCTACTTCGATCCTGATGATCGCCAGCACCTGCGCCGCCTCTACGACGTGCTCGACAGCCTCCTGGATCGCGCGCCTGGCTTCACCAACCGCGTGATTGGCGGCATGTGCTACGTGATCTGCTGGGACCGCAACGAGATCCTGGACCCAGCAGACGATTGCCTGGCGCTGCATCCTGACCTACTGGCTGGCCTGCGCCTGCTGCAGCACCAGCGCGCGGACTTTCTTCCCCGCCTGGAGCGCGAGGCCCGCGTGGCCGTGACCAGCACCATCGAGGCGGCGGCTGCCCGGCACCTCGCCGAAATGCGGCTGTCCTCCGACCTTGCTGCGATCCAGCGCACCACGCCCTACTGCCGGCTGCCATAGCGCCGCCGCAAACAGCCATCACACAGCCCCGCCCTTGAGCGGGGTTTCTCATTTCTGGGCCTGCAATGAACATCAAACAGTTCAGCACCTTCAACGGCGTTCCGGTATTCCAGACTCCATATGCAGTGACCGTTCATGTGTCCTGGGAGTTGCGCCGGCACCCAATCGCCAAGCGCCGCCGACGCTGGGCCGCTGTGCGCGTGGAAAGTCGCTCGCCTGCTTGCTTCCGAACCCCGCAAGGACTGTTCATGCATCCGGCCGTGTTCGCTCGGCTACGCGAGCACTTCGGGGCGTACACGCTGCCATGACAACACCACGCAACTCCTGGGAGGCCGCTGACAAAGCCTACCTGACCCATCACTTCGCGTGCCCCCAGTGTTGCGCAGCTGGCGTCCTGCCTGGTCGGCAGGAACGTTGCCACGCTGGCCAGACGCTCTGGACTCAATACCTCAATGCCGGTACGCCGCCGCATTTCACTTGGATAAATCAACCCAAGGTGCGCGGAAAGAACCCGTTTTGAGCCCCAAATTCGGTGGATTACATGAAACACACAGTTACAGAACCTGGCGCCCCAGGAAATACCGTGCCATCCCAGGGCGCGGATTGGGTGCTTGCCACGAAATACAAGGAAATGACTGGCATCACGCCGATGACCGTCCATAACCGCCGTCGCGCCGGCATTTGGCTGGATGGCACGCATTGCGGCGTCGTGGGCAGACACCTCTATGTAAACGTAAAGGAAGCAGATCAGTGGATAAAAAACCAGCTCCATCAACTCCGGCGGGCGTGACAGTCAGGGAAATGGCCACGGGCGCTCGAATTCAGATCGCGTTCTCGTGGCACGGGCAGCAATGTCGGGAGCTGCTACCCCCTGGGCCGATCAACAAGGGCAGCCTCCAGTACGCAGCAAACCTGCGCGCTGAGATCCGGCGCAAAATCACAGATGGCACGTTTGTGTATGCCGAGTACTTCCCGGCCAGTGGGAAGGCCCGCGCGCCAGATCCGCTTTCCTGCCTGATGGAAGAGATGTTGGTGAAGCAATTGGAGCTGTACCGCAGGCAGGTCGAGAACGGGAAGATGTCGCCAGCCACATTTCGTGGCTACGAAAAAAGCATCAGCGGGGAGCGCATGCGGCGATGGCATGGTCTCAAGCTCCATGAAGTCACGCCTTCCGCCCTCCGGGAGTGGATCAGCGGGATGGACTGCACCAGCAAGGCTATCCGGAACATGCTGATTCCCTTGCGCAGCGTGTTTGAAGATGCGCTGAACGACGGACTGATCGAGTTCAATCCCTTCGACCGGCTCGCGCTCACCAAGCTCATCCGCCAGACGAGCAAGGCAAGCGACTATGTGATCCAGCCCTTCACGCAGGCGGAGCGGGAGCAGATCCTGCTGGCGTGCAGAGACGATGAGCGGCCGATGATCCAGTTCTGGTTCAACACAGGTCTGAGGCCGGGCGAGTTGCAGGCCCTCGAATGGAGGCACATCGACTGGGAGAAAGCAACGGCCCGGATCGAGCAAAACCAAGTCGTGGGTGTGCTCAAGGCACCGAAAACGGCGGCAGGCATCCGCAGCGTGGACCTGAACTTCGAAGCCATGGAGGGGCTGCGAGCGCAGAAGGACTTCAGCATGCTCCGCGGCGCACGGGTGTGGCTCAACCCCCGGACGCTTGAGCCCTGGACAACTGATGCCCAGGTGCGCAAGACCGCATGGATGCCCATCATGCAGCGTTCCGGCATCCCATACCGGAACCCCTATCAGGTGCGGCATACCTACGCTTCTTCGATCCTGACCGCCGGCGCCAACCCGTGGTATGTCGCCCAGCAACTGGGCCACGAAGATGTGGAGATGGTCTTTCGCACCTACGGGAAGTTCATCCGCGAGGACTACCAGAAGCCCCGGGCCACGCTCCAGGCGGTGAACTGA